TTCAGGTTCAAGTGGTTCTTCAGGAACTTCAGGTTCAAGCGGTTCTTCAGGAACATCTGGTTCATCAGGAACATCTGGTTCAAGCGGTACATCAGGTTCAAGCGGTACATCAGGTTCAAGCGGTTCTTCAGGAACATCTGGTTCATCAGGAACATCTGGTTCAAGTGGTACATCAGGTTCATCAGGAACTAGCGGTTCAAGCGGTTCATCAGGAACTTCAGGTTCAAGCGGTTCTTCAGGAACTTCAGGTTCAAGTGGTTCTTCAGGAACTTCAGGTTCAAGTGGTTCTTCAGGTAAATCAGGTTCAAGCGGTACATCAGGTTCTTCAGGAACTAGCGGTTCAAGTGGTTCTTCAGGAACTTCAGGTTCAAGCGGTTCATCAGGAACATCTGGTTCAAGCGGTACATCAGGTTCATCAGGAACATCAGGTTCGAGCGGTTCTTCAGGAACTAGCGGAAGTTCAGGTTCAAGTGGTTCTTCAGGAACATCTGGTTCATCAGGAACTTCAGGTTCAAGTGGTTCTTCAGGTAAATCAGGTTCAAGCGGTACATCAGGTTCTTCAGGAACTAGCGGTTCAAGTGGTTCGTCAGGAACTAGCGGTTCAAGTGGTTCGTCAGGAACTAGCGGAAGTTCAGGTTCAAGCGGTACATCAGGTTTAAGTGGTTCTTCAGGAACTAGCGGTTCAAGTGGTTCTTCAGGAACTTCAGGTTCAAGTGGTTCTTCAGGTACATCAGGTTCATCAGGAACTAGCGGTTCAAGCGGTTCTTCAGGAACATCTGGTTCATCAGGAACATCTGGTTCAAGTGGTACATCAGGTTCTTCAGGTTCAAGTGGTACATCAGGTTCATCAGGTTCGTCAGGAACTAGCGGTTCAAGTGGTTCGTCAGGAACATCAGGTTCTGCAACTATTTTAAATAATGTTGACAATTACGTAATAACTGCAACTGGAACATCAGGTGTTATTAATGGTGAGGTTAATTTAAGGTTTGATGGAAGTACTTTAAGAGTTACTGGTGATACTGCAATAACAGGAGCATTAACAGCGGCGTCAAAATCATTTGACATTCCCCACCCAACAAAAGAGGGGTATAGATTAAGATACGGTGTATTAGAGGGACCAGAACATGGAGTTTATTTTAGAGGTAAAGCAACTGATAAAGTAATTGAATTACCTGATTATTGGATTGGATTAGTCCACGAAGATAGTTTTACGGTAAACTTAACATCAATAGGATATCCTTGTGAAAACTATGTAGTTGAAGTTAAAGATAATAAAGTATTCATTGATAGTACTTGTGATAATATTAATGTGTTCTACTTAATATATGCAGAACGTAAAGATGTTGAAAAAGTATTATTAGAATATAAAGCAATAATATAAAAAAAGGGACTCTAAGTCCCTTTTTTTTTAATCTTTAATTATTGGTAATGAGTTAAATACTTGTAGAGGCGTTATTGATTTTTGACAAATATGTTGTCTTTCGGTGTTTTTATAAACAGGACACCAATCCCAATCACCAGGATTAAATACTAATACAGGGTCATTCCAACATTTAATACAAACATTATTTGATACTCGTGTCACATTGGTTTGACATTCATGACTATCTTCACTAAAACCTGATATCATAACTGTTTTTTTATTTAATGACCAATTAACCCAAGATAGTCCCGAACTTAAACCTACAAAAAATTCTGAATGATATAAACAATTCATAACTTCATTCCAATCTTTAGTTGTGTTAACATGTACTCCATCTATTTTATAATCATTAAGGGATAATATCATAATTTCATAACCAATTTCTTTTAACATTTTAGATAATGTTATCCAATTTTCTAAAACCCATTCTTTACAACCGGCAGTTGATTGTGGACCAAATACAACATATTTGTTTTTTATTGGTCTTTTAGATAATTTGAAATTAACACCATGATTAATTTCTTTGAAATCTAAACCTAAAATATCTGTTGCTGTTTTTTGTAGGGGAATTAAGTTTACTTGATTTGGGTGCATATCAAATCTTTTCCATCCTGTTTTATCATCTTTAAACCATCCTAATTTATAGATAACGTCACAATCTGAAGAATGTCCTGGATTAATAAATTCAATATTTTTATATGAATCTAAACCTTTGAACCATTCATTATGAAAAGTTGATAATACTACCTTACAATTTCTTTGTTTCATTAACTCAACTGCATATGGTGACCAAGCAATAGTATCACCAATTGATTTGGATTCAAATCTGATTAAAACTTTTTTATTGTCTAAACTAAAATTTTCAACAACTTTACCATTTATTTTAATTGTCCATGGAACATAATATTTTATACCACAAGAAGTCCACATATTGTTGGTTATGGTGTCTGAAAATCTAACTTTACCTTCACCATCAATAAATTCAACAAAGTATTTATTATTGTGATTACCTTTAATTTCAACTCTTGGTCCATCAAAGTAAGTAATTATTGTTTTATTAGTGTCCTCAACTTTAAGAGTTTTTTCCAAAAATTCGTTAATTGTTTTTATCCCAATTTCTGCAACATGTTCCCAATTAAATTCTTTTCTAATAATTTCAGATTCTTCTAATGCTATTTGTTTATAGTGTTGGTGATTAGTAACTACATTCCACATCTGTTTACCTAAATCATTAAAGTCAGGTTCGTAGTAGTTTCCAATAGAATCGTTAAAATGACTATAGGTACTGGCATCAACTGGTTTTTCACCCACAATTTTAACGGGTAAACCTTTACCTTCAGCAAATTCTAATTGACCTGAACAGTTTGAATAGATAGATGGTGTACCACAAGCCATCGCTTCAATAAGTGGTAGGTTCCATCCTTCAGACCTTGCACATGATACAAACGCGTCACAAGATTTTAATATTTTAATATATTCTTCTCTTGGAGGGAAATGTAATATTTTAATTCTGTCATCGTTTAATCCGTAATGTTCTAATCTTTCTTCCGTAGTTTTCATACCATCACCTGAAAATGGGTTATCAACAGAAATAATTAAATCAACTGGTTCATCTTTATCAAAAGTTTTAAGAAATGTCTCAATAATTTCTTTAATTGATTTTCTATAATCCCATCTACCTGCTAAAAAGAATTTAAATCTTCCATCTGAGGTTAATTCATGTGAAGTATCTTCAGGAAAGAAAGTATTAACATCAACACCTTCAGGAACAACTTTAATTTTACTTGGGTCATAACCTTGAGAGATAGTACAATCTCTTTGCCATTTTGATGGTACCCATAATTCATCAAATTCTTTTAATTTGTTGAAATAACCTTCAGGTTGTAATGTGGATTCCCAAACATTATATGCAATTTTTGGTCCATAATATTCATCGTAAAATAAATGGTGGTTTGTTTCACATAATACAATGTTAACATCAGGGAAAAAATCTTTTGATGGGTCTTCATAAATTTTATGATTACCTCTTGTTTTATCTGTATTCCAAAGGATTTGTTCGTACAGTAATTTTCTATCTGTATCGTTAAAATACGGCTCGTTATTATGTGGTTCAGGACTTATCCCATCCCAAGAACTACCTACAGTAAAATTTCTAACTTTTATCTGGGCATGTTTTGATAAATGTCTAAAAAAGTCTCTTGTATGTTGATTATAACCTGTGTTCCCAATGTAAGAACCATGTGCAAATATTTTCTTCATTATTATGTGATTATTTTAGTTGAAATATAGGGGATATTGTCTATATTTCAAATACTAACTAAAAAATAATGAGACCAATAATAATTTTAGATGCATTTGTTACTGACAAACAAGAAGAAGGTATCTTAATAAATTTTATTGATTCGGTTAAAACAATAGGTGACGATTTATTATTAATGTCTAATACAACAACTTCAAAAGAAGTTCAAGATAAAGTTGATTATTTTTTCTATGATAAAAAAAATCAATTATTCAAAGAAAAATATTCAAAATATGATTATGTAAACTATTGGACACAGTACGATTGGTTTAAAGTTTCAAATTGTTTTCCTCATACTCAAAACCATGGATTATCTGTTTTAATTAGTTTATTTCGTTCGGTTAGAATGGCTAAAGAGTTGGGTTATACTCATTTTTATAAAATGGAATATGACGCTAGATTAACTGAAAAAACTAAAATTAAAATTAAAGGATTAAATGATGAATGTATTTTAAGTGGTAAAAAGGGTGTTTTTTTTGTTGATAATCATGGGGACCATTCATCAATGTCAGTACATTATTTTTTCTGTGAGATTGATTATTTCTTAGATAATTTTTCGAATATAACTTGCGAACAAGATTATATTAATTTTTTAGAATCAGAATTTGGTAATCGTGATTTTTTAATAATGGAAAGATTCATGTATGAAAATGTTAAAAAATTAAATCCTAATGAGATTTATATTAAAGAAGGATTTTTTACTGAATTTGATAGTACTCTTTGGAATACAAAACAAACTAGAGTTTATGATGATAAAAAATATAAAGAATGTGTAACAAAATTTTATTTAAAACAAGACCATCCTGATGAGATTGTGATTTATAGTAAAAATGTAAAATCAGAACCTGACTTTAGAAGAATACTTGTTAAATTTAATGATGGTACTGAAAAAGAAATAATTCAAGAATTTGGGTCATATGGGGCTTGGTCATATATCGCTTTACCAAATAATGTTGAAAAAATGTTAGTATATGATAGAGATGAACTATTATTTGAAGAATATTTTAAGGACATAATAAACGTAATTGACTTTCATTAACATGGAAAAAAATAAAGAATTGATTTTAATATTAAATTATTCTCCTGATAACAAAAGACAAGAATTATTAAGAACTTTAGTTAATGATATTAATAATGATGAATTTGATATTATGATTGCAACACATTCGTTTGTTCCACAAGATATTTCGGATAAAGTGGACTACATTGTTTATGAAAAGGAAAATTTGTTATTAACTGATATTAAGTCAAAATATAAGATGGTTTTCGCTAATAGTGATTTTACTGTCAAGACAACTGAATGTAAAAAATATAATCATGGGTTTACGTGCTTAAGATTACTTTTATTTGGATTAAAAAGCGCAAAAAATTTAGATTATGTTAAAGTCCATTTTTTTGAGTACGATTGCGAAATTAAAAGTGATATTGAAATTAAAGACAATTCTAAACTTTTAGACATACACCCAATCATTTGGTATAAATGGAAACATTTTTCGTATCCAACCGCGCCAGTTTCATATAATTTATTGAAAATATCGGATTCATGGTTTAATACATCAAAAGAAAAATTAATGAATTATTTTAATGGTGATATGACAAATGCCGCAGAAGAATATCACATGGGGTTAATAAATGAAAGTGATAATGTTTTAACAAAAGACATGAAACTTTTAGAAAATATTGGAGTAAAAATACAATTAAATAGTGATATTACGGAATACCAATGGGTGGTGCCTGTTTATGATAATAATTCAAAAAAGATGGTATTATTTTCTTGGGGTCAAGATGAAATAAAAAATATGGAAATTAAACTAATTGTTAATGATTCAATTATACTTAATTACACGGTAAAACCTGGTTATTGGATTTTAAGAGATATTGGTGATATTGACAGTATTCAAAGTATTATAATATTAGTTAACAATACACTAAGAAATTCAATAGATTTTAATAAAACAGATAAAAATATTTATATTAATAAGAATACAATTAATTAAAAATGGCACAAGGAGTACATAAAATAACTGAAGATTTTGAGAAAGCATTATGCGATTACACAGGAGCTCCTCACGCAATTGCGTTAGATAATATGAGTAACGCATTATTCTTAGCGTTATACTACGAAAAGAATATAAAGAAAACATTAACTGGTGATACCATAGATTGTCCATCAAAGACATATCCATCGGTACCATGTGAAATAATTCACGCAGGGTTAAAAGTTAATTTTACACCGGTTGAGGGTGATAAGATTAAAGGGGCTTACGAACTATCGCCAAGTAATGTTTGGGACTCAGCGTTAAGATTCACAGCTGACATGTATGTCCCAAAATCACATATGTGTGTTTCATTCACAGGCCCATATAAAACTTTAAAATTAAGTAAAGGTGGCGCGATTTTAACCGATGATTATCAAGCGATGTTATGGTTTAAACGAGCAAGATTTAGCGGAAGAAGAGAATGTTCATATCATGATGACAACTTTGATATGTTAGGATGGAATTTCTATATGATGCCTGAGTTATCGGCAAGAGGGATATTAATGATGACACAATTTTATAATTTAGACGGAACTAAAAAACATAATGAGGATTTAGAATTACCATATCCTGACTTATCAAAATACGAAATTTACAAAAAATGAAAAATTATACTTTTACAGAAAATTGGTTTAACGATGACGGGCTATCAATTTTAAATGAATTAGGGGTTAAAAAAGAATTACACATTCTTGAAGTTGGTTCTTTTGAAGGAAAATCAACCATATGGTTTTTGGATAATATTTTACAAAATAAAAATTCAACCATTACTTGTGTTGACCCTTGGATGAATTATAGTCAAGACCATGATAGTTTAAATTCCTATAATAACGAAGACAATGAATGGATGTTAACCGAGAGAAAAACTAAAGAAATATTTTTACATAATATTATTGAAAGTGGTGATAGTGATAAAGTTATTATACGACAAGGGTTTTCTAATAAGATTTTACCATCTTTAATTACGGAACAAAAAATGTATGATATAATTTTTATTGATGGTAATCACACCGCCCCATATGTTATGATGGATAGTATAATGTCTTGGGGGGTATTAAAAAAAGGGGGTATTCTTATTTTTGATGACTATACTTGGGGATTAGATAGAACAACTACTTTGAGACCAAAAGAATCGGTGGACTATTTTATGTTAACTTTTGCGGATTATATTACTGAATTATATTCAAACTATCGTAAAATAATTAAAAAATTATGATGATAAAAGTATTAATTGGAAATGGGGGTCATGCGAGAGAAGTTATGGCTCAAATGGGGTGTAAATTAGACCGATTTGTTGATGAACAATATGTTGATGATGATACACAACCCTTGTCTAAATTAGACCCTACCAAACACATTGTAATGATTGCAATTTCAGATTCTAAAGATAGATTTGACATTTCACAAAGATTACCCGAGGGGATTCAATTTTTCACTTTTATACATCCAACCGCATTAATAATGGAAGATGTTGAAATTGGGGAGGGAAGTTTTGTTGGGGCTTATTCAATACTCACAACAAATATAAAAATAGGGAAACATTCAATATTAAATAGGGGTAATCACATTGGACACGATTGTAGAATTGGAGATTATTTTAGTGCAATGCCTGGTGCAATTGTTTCAGGTAATGTTACAATTTATAGTTTAGTTTATATGGGTAGTAACTCATCAATACGAGAAAAGTTATCAGTTCATAGTTTAGCTACGATTGGTATGAACTCCGCAGTTGTTAAACACATTGAAGAGGGTGGTGTTTATGTTGGATGCCCTGCAAAAAAAATTAAATAATATGAAAGAATTAATTTTAATTGGTGCACATTGTCCCGATGACGAGAGAGAATCCCTATTAAATGAGTGTGTTAATTCACTACAAAAATGTCGTAATGAATATGATATTTTAATTTGTAGTCATACTGAAATACCATCATATATTACTAAAAAAGTTGATTATGTTTTTTATGATAAGAATAATGATTTAATTACTGATTTGAAATATCTAAACCAACCTTGGTTTTCACCAATTGAAGGAATGACTATCCTATCAACATATATCGGTCAAAATAGTACATATTTGGCAGTTTATAGATTGGTTACGGCAGGATTAGGATTTGCAAAAATGTTTAAATACAAAAAGGTACATTATATTGAGTATGATACAATTATGAATGATTTATCGGAATTATATGATAATTCAAAATTGTTGGATGAATATGATAATGTTGTTATTCAAAAAGAAGAAAGGGGTTATGAAGAAAACATTGCATGGCCTATTGGTAATTTCATGTCATTCAAAGTGGATTCAATAAATGAATTATTAACATCTTACGATAAAGAAAAATTATTAGAAATTTTATTTAATAGTACATCAAAAACTAATGAAAAAATTACAAATGACATTATGAATATGAATGGTAATACCATTCATATTAAAAATTATGACCATGTTAAATTAAAAGATATAAAATTTGCATTATCTAATAATACTTCTAAAGAAACTATGAATTATTGGACAGTCCCATTTTATAACACAAAAGAAAATAAAGTTTCTGTAATAGTTTGGAACAACAAAGATGACGAACCAATAAATGTTAATTTTATTGTTAACAATGAAAAAATTATAACATTTAAAGAAGTTAATAAATTTGAATGGAAAATGGATGAAATTGGTGATATTAACAATATTGATTCAATAATCACATTAGTTAATGGAAAAAAGAAAAATGAAATAAAATTTGATAAGAATTTACGAGAAATTTTTAAAAAAACAAATTATACAATTTATACTTAAAAAAACAAAATAATGAAAAAAATCGCATTGATAAGTACTTTTTGTGATAATCAAGAAAAACTTGATTTATTAATTGAAAATATAAAAAAAATAAAATCATTAGGTGTTGATGTAATGATAATAAGTCCTTTAAAATTAAATGATGAAGTTATTGAACTTTGTGATTATGCAATATTTTCAAAAGAAAATCCGGTGTTAAATTGGCCTGAAAAGTCTTATTTTCAGTGGTGGACCGGTAATTTTAATGGAGTTAACCTCACCATGACAACAACATATCCGGATTACGGATATGCGGGATTATTACAATTTAAAAGAATGGCAGATTTTGCTTTATCAATGGACTACGAAATATTTTTCCCAATGATATATGATATAAACATTACACCATACGTTGAATCAGTTTTTAATGACAATAAAAAAAATAGTTTTTTCCCTTCTTACAGAGATGGTATGACTTGGGCAATTGGTTTACATTTAATCTCGTTGGATAGGGAACATTTGATTAAATTTAAAATGTTAATAACCAAAGAAAGTTATTTAGTGGAAAGTGATTTTGACGCTTTTTCGTGGTTACATAGAGCGGTAAAATTAATACCAGGTGTAATAGAAGAACAACCTATTGAAGATTTAATATATCTCCTATCAAATAAAGATTTTTTTAATTGTTCTCCATCCAATAAATTTAAATGTTTCATTCATAAAACTCTGACAGATAATATGAAAATTGTTTTCTATGATTTTGGTGGAATAAAACATTTTAATGTTAAAACAGATTCGTTTGAAAATAATTATGAAGTTAGGGAATGGGATGAAATTGAATTACCATTTTTAAATACAGATGAATTAATTATCACAAATGATGGTGAAACATTTGATTTAAGCCATCATGTAAATAATATTGGAGAAAACACATTTATAAAATCATGATAGAGAATATACATTTATGGAAATCAGATAGAGGAACTTATTACGATAGGAATGTCAACATAATTTCTTGGAGTAATGAGTATGAAATTCATGTTGGGAAATATTGTTCCATTGGAAGAGATTGTAATTTCTTCTTACACGCAAATCATAGACCTGATTGGATAACAACAAGTTCTCAATTATGGGGACCGGTTACTCCTGAGATTGCAAGTATGCACATGGAGATGGGCCATCCATCTTGTAAAGGTAATATTACGGTTGGTAGTGATGTTTGGGTTGGTGCGAAAGCGACAATAATGTCGGGAATTAAAATTGGACATGGGGCAATTGTTGCCGCGGGTGCATTGGTTACCAAAGATGTTGAACCTTATTCTGTTGTTGGTGGAAATCCTGCAAAACATATAAAATATAGATTTGAGGAAGAACAAATTAAAAACCTACTAGATATTGCTTGGTGGGATTGGGAAGAAAGTAAAATCAAAGAAGAAGCCATGGTACTGTGGAGTCAAGATATAAACCATTTTATAGAAAAACATAAAAAATGATTACAGTAACATACAATTCAGAAGGTATTAGGGTTAATGTTGGTCAGATTAATAAATATAATCAAAATTTACCTTTAAAATTAAAAATAAAAAAACATGTTAGCGGTGAGGTACAATGGTCTACCAAATTAAATGATAATTGGTTTGGGTCTTACCCAAATACTGAAATGTTTGATGTTGAAATCACGGATTCAAAAGATAGGATTATTTACACAAAAGTATGGGATGTTATGGAACATGGAAATCATTTCTATAAATCTTTATGGATGTATAATAAATCTGTTTTGTCTAATGGTAAGTTTCCAAAAGGATTGGTTATTGGGACTCACGACGGTGAGTTTGGAGAATGGGTACCAATTGTTCAAAAAAGAGAATGTAATGTGGTATTAGTTGAAGCGTCCGACACACAATTTCAAAAATTAAAAGATAACTACAAAAATAAATCATTAGTTAAATCTATTCAAAAATTAATTACACCAAATGGTGGTGAAGTTGAATTTTTTGAAGGAGGTGAGGGGTATACAAATACTGTTGTTGAAAATGTGATTAGACATTGGGAAACGGAAGAAATCAATTCAACCAAAAGAGATTCAATTAGTATTACAGACTTAATTCTAAATGAATGCGGTGGTCAAATAGATTGGTTGCACCTTGATGTTGAAGGATTGGATGCTCAATTAATTATGGGTATTGATGAAACTAAAATTACATTACCAAATTTTATAATATTTGAGGATTATAATTTACCTCAAGATAAAAAAGATGAAATCTATAGTTGGTTACAACAAAGAGGGTATCAAACTTATTCTGAAGGTGGAATTTGTGAGGCGGTTAAATAATATTATATTAAATTAATTGTTTTCATTAGAATTTATTTCCTTTGATTTGTACAGATTCATTAATTTTAAAGAATCTTTATAATGTTTTTCCAATCTATCAAGTTCCTCAATTGACACATTATTATCACAAGCGGCATTGTATTGTTCCTCAGCTTCTTTAATAATATTTTCTATGGTTTTTAGAAGTTTCATATACCATAAATACCTCACATCATTCACTTTATTTTTATTATTAAAAGAATCTTAATCAAATTTTAGAAAAAGGATAAATCGCGTTATTTATAATAGTATCAAAAAACAAAAAATAATATAGATGGCATGTACTAGTTTGATGGCGTATAACGCAGGTAGTAATCAAGATTGGGCGTTAAATACCAGTAGGGTCTCAGTCGCGGTTAACAATTCTGTTAATTTAACTAATTTGGATTGGTGTCCGACTTGTGGGGTGTGTAATAACTATAATCTTCTAATTGATTCTTATTTTATGAATAAGACAACTGAGGCGGAAGCATTTATGTTATGTTATTGTACTAGTGATTTGTCTGATAATAGTTTGATTAATCTTATTAATAGAGTTGCAAGAGCAAAATCCGAAGGTCCATTTCTAACTTTATCAACAGCGATGAATTGGGCAATAACAAATGGAGTATTTGTGACCAATCAAAACTATCCACAAATTGTTACAAGTGGTAATACATTAAATCTTGACGCAGGATTACCTTCTTCATACCCAAAAACAGGTACTGTATGGTATGACTTAACTAACAATCCCAACAATAATGGAACATTGGTTAATGGGGTTACTTACAACTCAGGTTCAAAAGGGTATCTAAGTTTTAATGGTATCAATCGATATATTTCTTTTACTACGCCAACAAATATTCCTATTGGTAATTCAAATTATACAATAAGTGTTTGGTTCTTCATAAATACAATATCATCTAATCAAGGTCTTGTCGGGTGGGGTAATTATGGAACTACAAATCAAGTAAACGCGTTTAAACTTACTACAACAGGTTTATCTAATTCATGGGGTTCAAATGATTTGAATGTAACAACAACAATAACTAATGGTAATTGGTATAACGCTGTTGCAACTTTTAATGGAACAACAAGAAGTATTTGGGTTAATGGTGTTTTAATTGGTTCTGATTTACCAATAGGACATAATGTCCCTAACGCCAATAATCTTACAATAGGATTAACAGATACAACTGAATATTATAATGGTATAATATCAGAAGTTCAAATTTTTAATAGAGGATTAACATCCAATGAGATTGTAAGTAACTATAATGCATTACTGACAAGATATAACGGGTCAGATACAAATATTTGCGTAACTCCAACCTATTGTCCTCAATTAACACCAACTCCAACCCGAACACCTACAGTCACTCAATTGTCTGTGACTTGTTACAATGTTATAGGGATTTACAATAATCCAGACCCGGCACATCCGACAGGGGGATATATTGATTATTATAATAATTATGGTGTTTTAATTAGTCTTACTAATATATGGGATGATACTCCAATAGTGATATATGCGTCATCAGTTATTTCTCAAGCTGGTATTATTAGGACTGCTTGTGTCTCGCCAACACCAACAAAAACTCCTACACAAACACCAACAAACACACAAACTTATACGCCAACACCTTCAACAACTTCAATACCTATTAATTGTATATCGCTTATTGGTACTGTAATATCTCCAGTTCCCCAAACTGGGATTAATAATTACTATGGCGTAAATGTCGCTTTAGACCCGTGGCCTGTTTCAGAAAATGTCACTGTTACAGGGTATATTAAAGATGACGATAATCCTTCAAATCAATATGATTTCTCGATAACGATTTATTCATTAGAACAATCTGGTGAAACCGCTAATAATGTGTTAGTAACGGGTGGAGCAAGTACAGCAACAATGGAAATAACAGGCGTGACACCAACAACGGTAACATATAATGGAAATTCTGTTTATTTCTGTGGATTTCAACCACCAACACCTAGTCCGACCCCAACTAACACTACAACTCCAACAGTAACACCAACTGCAACACCATATGAGATTATTACGGGTAATGGAGTATGTAATGTCGCTGTAAATGGTGGTAGTGGAGGAAGGGGATATTTTGAATATACCATCCAACTTGGAAGAGGGACGGGTACTATTCCATTTACATATGATGCGTATAGCGTGCCTGACCAATTCCAAATTTATTATAACGGTAGTTTAGTTATTGATACAGGGTTTAGAGGAGAATCATACTATAACTCAGAGTTAAATGCTTTGGGTTATCCTAACGTGTCAGGTCCTGGGTCGGGAAGTACTAGTTTTACAAAAACATCAGCATTACCTGAAACATGTTTGGTAGTTATTACTGCTCCGATAATAGGTACCGCATGGACATTTTTAGTTGGGTGCCCACCAAACGTCCCAACACCAACTCAAACCCCGACTAATACACCAACACCTTCAACAACGCCGCCACCTAATTCAGTAGAGTGGTTTGGTGACCCATACGTTGGTTATGGAGGAGACCCTTCAGGAGGGAGTACTGAATTAAATGGGACTGTTGAAATAATAGGTGACCCTGTTACTTTTAGGGCTTATGTATACATACCGTTTGTTGTTGGAGGTGGGTCAGCATCTACAAATATTTGGGTAGGTACCGCAACCCCGGCAACAAATAGATATGTAGAGATAGTATCACCTCCAAATGATGGAAATGCGTATTCAACAAGTTTTACGCTACCAGCAGGTACTTATGATTGGCAAGTAAATTTTGGTTGGTTTGGTGATGCAGGTTCAGAAGGAGAAGGCGGGATAGATTGGGTACAATAATTTACAATAGTTTCTCTTTAATAACTTCAATTGAGGGAGCTAATTTATGTCTAAATGTCTTAATTAAAATAACAGAAATAACATCTTTATTAAAATTATAATCATTCTATCTTTTATTTTGTATAAAAACCAATATTAGGTTATTTATAGTGTAAGGGAAAAATTATGGCTTGTACTTATTTAGAATTAACGATTAGTAGTATTGATATTGCTGCTGCAACATCAAACAGTAATGTGTATCCTTTTTTGGATAACACTGTATTTGTTGACTATTATGATTGTTATGGTAATGTAGTTACGGAACCGTTTACGGTTGCAGGTCCTTATACTGCGTCAGCTTGTACCGATTATTTTACATATGGGTATCCATACCTTTATTATTATAATAGTGATATAGTTGTTAGTGCAATTAATAGTACAGAAGCACCTGGTGTCCCTTGTATTCCTCCTACACCATCACCAACGGAAACTCCGACTCAAACGCCAACAAATACACCAACTCAAACAGAGGCTGGATGTATTTATCTTCAGAAATTTAATTATAGTACAATTAGTTGTTATACCGCCTGTACTATTGATAATTCTGTTGACGTATATTCAAATTATAACCCGCCAATAGTAGGTCTATCAATATTTTATGATAATAATAGTCCTTGTACAAATGTTTTACCAGATGGGTATTATAGTTCTGCAACAGGTATTGCACCTTATGGTTGTTATACTATTAGTGGTGGGACAGGTCTTCTTATAGACTATTATCCTTGTACAATTGGAAAATGTTTTACTCTTGAAATCCCTAATGGGACTGGAGTCTATCCATCGGAGCTTACGGATGGTGTTGATGATTTATATGTAGATTATCTCAATAATTTTGGGGATACTATATTATTAAATATGGTTACATCAATGCCATATAATACTACAATAAATCCTGGTTATAACACATATTACATATGTACCGACTCAGGGGGATATCCATATTTTCGTTATGGGCCTTTAGGGTCAACGGTGACTTTAACAAATGCAATTATATTTGCAGGAGATGGTTGTACTGCAGATGGTGATTGTGAGCCACCACCACCGACACCTAGTCCAACACCAACTAATACTGCAACTCCAACAAATACACCAACTAATACTACAACCCCAACAGTAACACCAACTAATACTGCGACTCCAACAGTAACACCAAGTGAACCATACGATATTTATTTATTTGAGGAATGTAGTAATCCTTCAAATCAATTTAGATTTGAAAATGTCCCTGGTACATTATCTGTTGGTGATGTATATTCAATTACAGGGCCTTATTTTAATGGCATTGCCACGGTAATAACTTATTCTGCTATTGGAACTGTATATCCATCTATTGGTAGTGTGTTTATTGGTCAAATGGCGTGTCCAACACCAACACCAACCAATACATCTACACCCACCACAACACCAACAAACACCACAACACCAACAAACACTATAACACCAACAAATACTGCAACACCGGGTAACACTCCAACACCATCCCCAACACCTTTTGCATGTGAATATAGTCAATTTTGTTTTTACACAACTTTGCCATCATTATCGGGTTATAGTGGAAATTATACCGCAGGGTCAACATATAATGGTTTTCCGAGTTATTCAGGTGACGGTACGAGTGCTGGTGTAATTTATTATTATAGTTCTATCACAACAACATATTGGTGTTTATCTAATAGTTTAGGAGGTACTTGTTATTTAACAGGTGCTAGTCCATGTAAATCAGATTGTCCTGACATTTCAGCCAATAGTTTTACTACAGGTATTTGTCCAACGCCAACGCCAACAGCGGTTAATTGTTCTATTTTTGATTTTACAGCATATTTTGATTGTGATTGGGAACCATTACCAACACCAACGCCAAGTATTGCATGTGACGATGTGAATTTTACATTTGATACTTTAGGGGTGACGCCAACACCTACACCAACGGGTGATATTTGTAATGGTGTTGGAATTTCATTTAGTATGAGTGGATATACTCCAGCCGTAACACCAACAGTTACTTTAACACCTTCGGTTACTTTAACAAGAACTGTTAATGCGTCAGGACAAGCAACATTCCAAATGTTAGATGAAACATTTACTTGTGTGTCGGTTAAAGTACTTATAGATTGTCAATCAGGTCAAGAATACTATGTTACAAATAGTCTTGTGTATTTGGGAGTACCTGTTGTCATTGGAATGAGTATGTTAGTTGAAATTGCTGGTGGATTGCATTGTGTTACTTATATTAGTGATAATGATAATATATCGTCAAATGCAAATGTTAATAGTATACTTCAGATTTATGCGGTTTGTAGTAATTGTAATGTATATCCAACACCAACACCTACAGTAACGTCTAGTTCTACATCTACGCCAACTCCAACCCAAACTAAAACACCTACGAACACTCCAACAAATACTGTAACACCAACAACAACAGCAACGATAGGTACTACACCACCTCCAACACCTAATCAAACATTAACTCAAACACCAACTCAGACAACAACACCAACTGTAACACCGACACCTTCAACAACACCTAATTATGTTTATGTGTATGAAAGTTGTAATCCAATATCACCAAATACTCTTAAAACACAAATGATTCAAGATGTAAAATCTCCTTTGGTGACAACGGAAGGACAATGTTTTAATGTTTATGGAACTTGTTGGAATTATCTTGGAAGATTTAATACAGGTTATGCTGCACCATCAACGGTTTTCCCATTAACTTCTAGTGTTGATTTCTTTGCGGGATATACTTCAAATGTTTTTAATGATTGTAATAGTTGTTTAACTTATACTCCACCAGCACCTGTACAAACTTATAACGTAGTTGGTCCGTATGATGGTAATTCAGCAGCTTGTTTTGCAGGTAATTCCGCAGGAGCTGTATTAGGGTTTTATACTTTTACTAATGGAATTACAATTGGTTCCCAACTTTATAATAATCCACTGTTTGGGTCGCCAACATTAGTGACAACACCTGGTTGGTATGCAGCTTCGGGGTCATTCTTGTCTTTTTACGGTTCATTTAGAATTGATAACACAGGTACTATTGTAGAAATAGGTAATTCTTGTGTTGGAATTATAGTTGGGCCAATAGGTCCAATAGGGGGTGGAACAGGTTCAAAAATCATATGTGATTTATTATATCGTCAAGGATTCTTACCTAAAGAAATTTGGGAAGCGGATGAGAAGTTTGGTAGATTAATGTTAAAAACAAATAGAGAAGGATTGTTTGGTTATTTAACTTGGGCAAAACCTGTGGTTAATTTCTTAACTAAACATCCACAATATTCTAAATATTTCTATTTAATAACTAAACCTTGGTCTGAACACATGGCTTATATGATGGGAGTATTACCTGAAGATAATAAACTTGGAAAATTGATACATTATGTTGGTAATAAATTCTCTGTCATGGTTTATAAATTAATAACATCTAAAAAAAGAAGAAAAAAAAATAAATAATGGCGGTACAGGTAACAATTAGTTCAATAACAGGTCAATCACCTTATGATATCTACGTATGTCAAGCAAATGGTACGGGATGTTTTTACTATTCAACAACATCTGTAATACCATATGTTTTTGATATACCAGCGCCATATAATACATCACCTTCGTATATGTTAAAAGTTATCGATTCAAATAACTGTGTCATAGTAGGAACAACAATAGTACAATAATGGGACAACTAGTAACAATAACATCAATAACTGCAAACACACCGGCCGAAATTTACTATTGCGGGCCTACTAGCGGAGATTGTGTATATGTTGCAACAATCTCGGTAGTACCATTTACGTTTGAAGTTCCTGACCCTGTAGACAATTCTACTTATTTAATTAAAATTATTGATACTAACGGATGTATTGATGGTGAATTTGTTTATATCACACCAACTCCGACCGCTAGTGTTACACCTACGATGACACAAACCCCTACAGTCACATCAACTAGCACATCAACACCAACTCAAACACCAACAAATACTACAACAAACACTGCAACACCAACAAACACTGCAACTCAAACACCTACTCCTTCAGTAACACCAATTGCTTCTTCACATTTTATTGGTCAAAATACTTTTACCACTTCGGCAAACACTTGTAGTGATACATTATCTTTAACTGTATTATACACTTACATAAATGAGGCGAATTTAATTCCTGTTATTGGAGTTACTGTTTATCAAAATTTATATGATGGAGTTTTATACACACCATATGATGGTCAAGATAGATTTATTCTAATGTATTGGGGAGGTCTTTATTACGCAGTTCAAATAAACTTATCTGGTCAAATTATGAGTTATGTACTTTGTACTAATTTAATTACTCCTACGCCAACTATTACGTCAACACCGACTAATACTCCAACTATTGGTCAAACGCCAACGCCAACTATTACCCAAACTCAAACATCTACAAGTACTCCAACTAATACTCAAACATCAACAAACACTCCGACTAATACCGAGACACCAACCAACACTCCGACTAATACTGAAACGCCAACAAACACTCCAACTAATACAGAGACACCAACACCAACCGAAACAATGACACCAACACCAACTGAAACAATAACACCAACACCTTCGGTTACTATAGGATTAACACCCACCTCAACTCCGACTAATACAGAAACACCAACTAATACTCCTACAAATACACCTACAAATACAGAAACTCCAACTCAAACTCAAACACCAACAAGGTCTTATTATGTGTATAGTTTAGGTTTTGGTGCAAATGAAATTGATGCTTGTAATGATTATATTTCATCACCAAGTACAATTTATGGAACAGTCTCGGGAGGAATCGGACCAAATATTGGAGAGTATTTATACTCTAATTCAGGATTAACAATCCCTACAGTGAATGGTTATTATTCAAACGGAACTGCGATATATGTTGTGACAGGAGGGTTAGGGCAAATCACTTCTTCAGACCCATCAGGATGTTAATAACAATAAAATCTACAGATAAAATAACTAAAGATTATACTTATAATAAAAGGAATTAATAATGGCAGCAGTACCAATAGAATTTTGTAATTGTTTTGAAGTCTTTGTACCAATAGATGACGCTCAAAGTGGTGGTAATCCATTGTATATTGGGTATTTACAATGTAATGGATTTTACACTAATAGTAGTCTTTACACATTTCCTTTAATAGACGGTGCAGATGGATATACACTTTATCTTTGTGTTGGTAATGGGTTGACTCCTACAACACGATATGGGTTTACCGGTCCAAATGTTTATGTACCTGCAGTAACATTTACAAATTTAGAAACTAATTGTACTACATTTATTGATTGTTATGGGTCTCCTCCCGAACCAGAACCGTCGTTATCACCAACTCAAACACCAACTCAAACTCCAACTAACACAGGAACACCAACTCAAACGCCAACTTTAACTAGAACACCAACTAATACTCCAACTAATACAAGTACTCCAACCAATACAAGAACACCTAACCCAACACCATCTACAACACCAATATCATGTGGACAAGGTGTTACAACAGGTAATTACTATTACACGGATTGTTGTGGGAATTTTATACAAGGAACTGAGGTAGGTATTTTGGTTACATTAAATTATGGTAGTTCATCTAATGGAGTTACTAAATTATTTAGCCCGGCATCAGTAAATTGTCCAACACCAACACCAACAGGAACTCAAACACCAACACCAACTAATACTAATACTCCAACAGTAACACCAACAAGTACAACCACACCTACATTAACAAGAACTCCAACACAGACACCAACAAATAGTCAAGTTCGTAAACTTAAAAATAATTGTGATGTTTTTACTTTATTTGAAATGGGAATTACTTGTAACCCTATTGTACAACCGAGTAATTCAAAGTCGTTAGATGGTATTTTATCTTTAATTGTGACAGGAGGGACAAGTCCTTATACATATAATTGGGCCCGTGGGCAAAGAAGCCAAACATTGGTAGGGATGGCTCAGGGTGATTATGAGGTAACGGTGGTTGATTACTATGGTGATTATACTGCAACAACAATATGTAGTCTAATGGCGGCAACTAATGCTCCAACTCCAACACCTACGACAACTCCAACACCTACGTCACCATTGAAATGTGTTAACCTTTGTTTAATAACTTATGACAGTAGTGGGTTGGCAACTGAAGGGCCTTATCAATTTGTATGTAATGGATATAAAAATGGTAAATTTACTTGGAGTGATAGTAGAAATGAAATAATATGGAGTTTAACTAATAATAGATGGGAAATTTATGTTCTTGGTACAACTGAGTTATTTACATTACAGGATAGTATACTTGCAAGTACAAATACTTCTGAAATACCTAATTCTTCATGGAATTATTATGGAGGAAAAGCAATCGGAACAATCTCAGTGACTAAAGGGACTTGCCCTACAACAATACCTTTACAAATTTCATTAATGGCAGAAAATAGTAGTTGTAATACCGGAACTAAATGTAATGGTGGAATCACGGTTTCAGCGTTTAATGGAGCAGCTCCATACTTGTATTCAATTGATGGTGGTAACACATATCAAAGTAATAATTATTTTGGTGGATTATGCCCTAAATCTTATACAATAACAGTACAAGATGCTCTTGGTACCGTAGTTACACAAACAATTACAGTATCTTATGACGAAATACCTGTAACTTACCAATTAACAGTAAGCGCAAATACTGACAATGTTGTTAGTAGTGTAACACCAAACTTTAATTCAAGAACAACAACAGTACAAATTATTACAGTTCCTGAATTACCTATAGGTGTTGAAATAGAATTTGGATTAGTGTTATCATCACAAAAAACTTATAATGGGCCAGGTACTGGAACAATTACGGATACATTCAATGTAACACAAGGAGGTGTTGTTAAAACACCAACTTTAACACAATCAATATCTGATGGGGCAACAACAAGACCTAATTGTAGTCCGAATGAACAAACAATAATTTCTGAAGCTGACACCTATAATTTAAAGGTAAGTAGAACATCTCCTGTGATTATTCTTGATACCTCAACATTGTCAATTGTGGATGGACAAGAAGCTAATAATTGTTTGACTAATTTAACACAACTGATATATGCACAATTGATTACACCATCAATATTAGGATGTTCTTGTTGTGATGTGGTTGCGGATTCACAATTCTTAACAATTAACGAAAATACTTTAGATTATACTCCAGGGTCTGATGATATTGTTTTATCAGTAAATGCAAAATCAAATGTCTATTGTGCAAACACTGAAGAAGCTTCAGTAGTTTTTAATCGTTTTGTAGGAGGTTCAGGTGAATATCAAATGACAAGTACTTATTACACCGGATGTGGAGCTGCTTTAGCAGGGTCGTTTGTTGATGTTACAGGAAGTAACACATACACATCAGTACCTAATGGACTTAACTATGTTGCAATTAGAGACAAAAATGACATATCAAATGTTGTTTGTTTAGCGGTTGAGGTTGGTTGTACTTATGGTGGAGGTTACTACTGTGATTATGGTCAAGGATGTGTTTTTCAATTAGACCCTTGTCCTTCTGACGTAATCAATTGTAGTCTTTTAGAATAAAAAAATATAACAAATATTTATTAACAATGGCATATATTATTAAAAATACAGCAGGGCTGATTAATACAAGGTTAACCGACGTTGGAAGAAGAAATATCTCTCAAGGTAATTTTACTATTTCTTATTTTCAAATAGGAGATAGTGAGGTGAATTACACCGCATTAAAGTCGGCGTCTCCTGCTTATAACCAAACAAATAATAATATTTTGATGCCAGCATTTAACGCTCAAAATGATACTGGTTCACCACAATCAAATAAACAAAATGTTAAATATCCTTATTATGTTGAAGGAAGTAATGGAGGTACCTACGGTATTCCTTTTATGGATAACCAAATACAATCTGTTTATAATGCAGCAGGACCTAAAGGGTTTTTTACATCAGCATCTACTTTAATAGAAACATCTTCTGCTTATACAATTACATCAAATTATTGGATTGATATGTCAACAATGACAGGACAAACAACAATTAATATTGAGTTTGACCCTAATACTTGTAATCAAACAACAACAGGAACTCCTCAAATTAATGATTATGTAACTATTGTTTTGGATGGTAACGGAGGGTGTGGCAACTTTGGTACAAATCAAATTTTAACCTATAAAATTCAAGGGATGAACCCTGTTACAGGGACCACTGGTGATACATTTACAATAACATTAGATAGGAAGTTACCAACATATACAGGATTAATTCCTGATAGTTATTACGCTAGGATTTATGTTTATCCATCAGGTATGACTCAATTGTATGATTTTATAACACCAGCCCCTTTTTGGCAAACAGACACTCTTAATTTTGAATCTCCTTGTGATGTAAGAAATCGTGAAAACACTTTAATTTGGAATATGAATATTCCATGGAGTGAAAGTCCTGCGGGTGTTTATGCAAGTACTTATGAAGATTTTACTCAATATAATTCCGCAACATACATTGGAACTAAAGAATATTTAGGTTACCAAGAACCAAGTGGTCAAACAGATACTAGTCAAGTTTACTATTTTAATTCATTTGATGAACCAATGTTAGTTAGACCTCAAGACCAAAAGGCAATTGCAATTATTCATTATACTAATCAAGATATTGATAATGTTTATGGGGAAAAATTCGCAACACAACCTTACGACCCTCAAAACCCTACCAATGATATTGGATTAGCTAGACACTTTAAATTAACTATCCCTACTTTAATGTGGCATAAATCTTCAGGAAATACTATTGGGCAAACATTTTGGATTGACCCACCTGGTTATAATGGGTTATGTATTCCATATTATATCAAATCCACAAAAAATCTTGATATGAATGACCCTGGTATTAGATATTATCATTTGTGGGATACAAATCCTGATGATAATGGTAATTTAAATAGAATTGGTAAAGTATTCCCTGACCAAGAAACTATAGTTATTGATGATGAAGAAGTAATTGCAGCAATGTCATACAAATCAAATAGAAACTGGACATTACCAGCCCCAAAATTATCATTATTAACACCTAATACTTGTGATTTTGATAATGCAACTGCAACAGGTGTTTTAACAAACCCTGATGAAAGAATGTGGGTGACATATAGATTTGATACCAATTCAGGAGCAACAAGCTCATTACATTGTAACTATTACAGTTTAATTAGACCTAATGTAACTGTTACTGCTAACACATTAAATGTTGCTGTTAGATTTGGAGCAGAATTTAATTTTTTATCACAAGTAGAATTTTCAGGATACTCGGCAAATTCAATGAAATTGTTATGTCAAATAGTTACTGGTGATACAAGACCATCACCAACTGCTTGGAGAGTTATTGATGTGACTACAGGTATGACTTTAACAAACGGATATATTACTCAGGATGCAATAACAGGGACAACATTCCAAATTACAACTAATAACTATAATCCAACTACTGGTGTAACTTATTACAATTTAGGACCAATATTAAGTTTACCTCTTAATGGACAAACTAGTCAAATGAATTTTGGAGATGAGTTTTATTTCTATGGGAATTTAGAAACAGATATCACCGCAACAATTTATGAAATGAATTACCTTATTAACTTAAATCGTAACCAATTTACAAATACTTCAAACCCAACATGGACAAAAGGGACAAAATCATATGTAACCGAGATAGCTCTTTATGATTCTAATTATGACCTTATTGTCATTTCAAAATTACAATCTCCTGAGTTAAGACAAGGGATTCAACAGTTTGTTGTTAAATTAGACTTTTAATAAGAACTTTACAATCAATTTCATTTTGTTAATTTATAATCAATACGGGAGAATAATAGAAGCCCAAATTTTCTAATTATGACAAATAGACAACAAATTGAATTAAATACTCCAAAAGTATTGGGGTTAGATGTTTCAACAAAAACAATTGGGTTTGCGTTATTTGATATTCAATCACAACAATTATTGGAACTTACTCATGTTTCTCCAACACCAAAACCTAAAGTTGAAAATAAGATTGAAGAGTTAATGTTAAAAAGTAACATCTTCAGAGAAAAACTTTTGGCGTACGTCGGTATGGGAATCACCTATGTTATTATTGAGGAGCCACTTTTAAACTCAAATAATGTTTATACCGTTGGAACACTATTAAGATTTAATACCCTTGTTTGTAAAGAAGTATATGATATATTAGGTGTTGTGCCAGAATTCATTTCTACTTACAATTCAAGAAAATTTGCCTTCCCACACTTAGTACAACCCAACGACAAAGGAAAATATGTTTTATTCGGTGGTCTACCAAAAGACATTGATAAAAAAGTCGTAATATGGGAACAAGTCTCCAAACGAGAACCTCAAATTGTTTGGAATTATACCAGAAACAATACACTTAAAAAAGAAAATTTTGACTCTTCAGATGCTTATAGTGCCGCTTTAGGTTATATGAAGATGAAAGAAATTTGGTAGATTAAAATCTTTTTTGTATCTTTGTTTTATGTCAAGATACACCATTGTTAATTCCGAAACTAAATCAATTAAGAAGTTACTTCCAAAATTGGGTGAAATCCCTATTTGTGATGGAAATCTTGATGGTATTATAAAAATTAAAAACTATCGTAAATATACATCACGAGATGAAATAGATGTTGTTTTTGAAGGTAAGATTTTTGTAAAGATTGTTAATGGAAATAAAACATGGTATGACACATCCATTCTTGAACATAAGGGATATAGAGTATCTAAAATTAAATTAAATAGATTTTTAAGAAAAAATATGTTATGGGAAGTAAAAAACAGAATGTATTATTTTAATGTTGATATAAAAGATTACGGATTTATAAATAAAGTAGGATGGGAATAGTTTTATTTATTTGGTTATTTTTGGCTTTCGTCACAATTCTTTTTGTGTTCGGAGCATTTACAATTGAGAAATATTTTGATGAAGATAGTTCTGTTATGAAATGGTGGAGAAAACATATTGTGGGTGTTACTAAAAAAGATGACAATCCTAAATAATTTACTATATTTGTAATATGTCAGACGAAATTGAGGTATTAGTTGAGTTACTTACGGATGTATTGGGAAGACCCAAACAACATTACGAATCTAAAGGTCAAATATCTTTTGACTGTCCTGTGTGTGCTGATGAAAAAGGGTTAGATGGGGGTGATGGTAAAGGTAACCTTGAGATTAATTATGGAAAACATGTTTATAAATGTTGGTCTTGTGGGGAAACATTCGGAACTCAAGGACCTCTTGGTAAACTATTTGACAAACATGGAACCAAAGCACAAAAGAAACTTTATAATTTAATCAAACCTGAGGAGTTAAAGAAAGAAGAACTTAAACGACCTAAATTAAGATTACCCGAAGGATACACCACCTTCAAGGATTCCAACGCAAGATTTATTCCACACATTGAGGCCATGAGGTATCTTACCTCAAGAGGTATTACTGAAGAAATTATTGAAAAGTATAAAATTGGATACACCGTATCTGGTGACTTCGCCTATAGAATTATAGTACCATCATTTAATACAGAAGGGGCTCTTAACTATTTTGTTGCAAGAGCGTGGGTAGCAAACAAAATGAAATACAAAAACCCAACAGTACCTAAAGATGAAATCATATTTAATGAAGGTCTTATTGATTGGTTTGAAGATGTTTATTTGGTTGAAGGTGCGTTTGATGGGTTTTTCTTAAATAACTCAATTGTTATGTTGGGTAAGAAAATGAGTGCTTTGTTATTTGAAACTTTATATGAAAAGGCGTTAAGAAATATTATCATCTGTGTTGACGGTGATGCTTGGGCTGACGGATTAAAATTATACCATGAATTAAATGGTGGTAGGTTATACAATAAAATAAAGATTATTAAATTACCTGGTGACAAAGACATCTGTGATTTAAAAGGTCAAATTGAAGAATATTATTATGAAATTAAATAAAATTGTCGAAGAGATAAGAGAATTAATATCTCAAAGACAAAATGAACTTGGGTTAACTTTTGAAGAGGCAGACCACATATACACAATGAATGGTAGGAATGATTATCCTTCTGTGTCAAAAGTACTTAAGAAATTTTACACAGAATTTCCGTTAGAACAAGCATCTTATAATAAAGCTGGTGGTGACCCGCAAAGACAACAAGAGTTAATTGAAGAGTGGGCGGCGGCAGGAACTTACTCCACAAATATGGGTAGTAGGGTCCATTTTGTATTGGAGAAAAACATTATTGAACGTAATGGAAATTACAAAGAAGTTAGACAACCTATCTTTGAATGTGACGCGGTTCAAATTATGAAAGGAGATGCGATGATTAGTGCGGGGGATAAATATATTAAATTGATGGAAGAAAGAGGGGCTGTGTTATTAGATACGGAGATGGTTTTAGGAGACCCTGAATTAGGTTATACAGGTCAACCCGATAAGGTATGGTTAATGATGAACAAAGACAAAACAGGATTTGGATTGGTTATTACGGATTGGAAAACAAATAAGAAAAAGAATTTCCAAGAGACCAGTTATACCAAAAGATTGAAAGTCCCATTTAATAAGTTCCCTGACACCGCATTAGGGCACTACTACCTTCAATTACCATTCTATGGTAAATTACTTATAAAGATGTTAAAAGGGACCAAATATGAAGATATCAAACTACTTGGTTGTGTTATATCCCATTTGAAAGATGATGGTGAGTACGACGAGTATAAAGTACCTCAAGAGGTTATCAATATGATTTTAAGTATGGATATGAAAAAATATTTGACAAAGAAGTAAAAAATAACTAAATTTAAAAGAAAAAATATGAGCGAATTACAGCAACCAAAAATTAATTTAAGAGATTGCCCGACAATTAAATGTGAAAAATGTGAAGGGATTTACTTCAATGAGGTAATCTATCTTAAAAGAGTTCCCGCACTTATGACTGGTTCATCAGAAGATACTACGGTACCATTCCCGATTTATAAATGTGAATCTTGCGGTCATGTAAATAAAGGATTTAATCCATTTGATGAAAACGAAAAAACATTAATTAATGATTAATAGATTAGTTCATTTTTCAGACTTACATGTTAGGTTATTTAAAGACCACGACTTATATCGTGGAATACTTGAGTCCGCATTAAAAGAATGGAAAACACTTCAACCTGATAGAATTGTTTTTACTGGTGATTTAGTTCATTCTAAAAATCAAATGACACCCGAACTTATTGAGTTTGTTGCTTGGATATTAACAGAATGTGCCAAAATTGCAAAGACTATTGTTATAATTGGTAATCACGATTTCCTTGAGAACAACAACACCAGACTTGATGCCTTAACTCCAATCATTGATTCACTTAACAATGATAACATTGTCTATTTAAAGAACAGAGGAGTGTATGAGGATGACAATGTTAATTGGTGTGTATTCTCATTAATGGAACATAACATTCCACCTGATGTTCAAAAATCAACAAACAAAAATATTGGATTATTCCATGGACCAATACAAGGTCTTTATACTGATATTGGATATAAATTTGAAGATGGGTTTGACACCAGTAAATTTAAAGGATGTGACCTTGTTTTATGTGGAGATATTCATAAGAGACAAGTGTTTGATATACCTGGTGAAAAGAAAGCGTATATGATTGGCTCTACTATCCAACAGAACTTTGGGGAGAAAATAACTAAACATGGGTACGGTGTGTATGATATTGAAAAAGATGAATATGATTTTGTTGATTTACCAAACCCTAAACCATTTTTATCGTTCTACATTAACTCAATTGATTGTTTAATTGAAGGGACTGAGAAATTAGTTAACTATTAATATGGAAGTAAAACTTAATCTCTCAACTACTGAACATAAAGATTTATTGTCTTATTGTAATCTAAATGATTTACTGATTAGTTCAGTTGTCAAGGATTCCTTTACAGTTGGATTTAATATAGAAAGATATGGACTTTTGAATACTGGCCAAGAAGTTATTGAAAAAGAAGTTATCAAAGAAATTATTAAGTATGTTGAGATTCCTGTGGTTGAGGAGAAAGAGGTTATTAGGATTGAATATGTTGATGTTGAAAAACCTATTGAAGTCATTAAGGAAGTTATAGTAGAAAAAGTTGTTGAAGTAATTAAAGAAGTGTCTGTCCCAAATTTAGACAATATTTGGGACGAAACTAAAGTAAATGAACTGTTGTTAAAAATACAACAGTTGGAAAATCAAGAACCAATTATTAAGGAAGTCATTGTAGAGAAAGAGGTGATAAAAGAAGTTGTCGTAGAAAAGGAGACAACTGATAATAGTTTAAAACCAAAACTTGATGCCCTTCAAAATACAGTTCAAAAGTTGAAACAAGATAACATTGACAAAGACAAAAAGATTAAAGAATACGAAAAAACGATTGAAGACATTCAAAAGTTTAATGACGATAAAAGAGCGATGTTCTTAAAAGGGTCTAATTTAGACGATAAACTTTATAAATAAAAATAAATATGATTACACAACTATTATTATGGATGATTATGGCGTATGGGATGACCAACATAATCGTTTACGGAAGTATCTTTAATGGACCAAGAAACTCCATTAATAAAGCATCAAACACACCACATTTTCCTTTCAGAGGGTTCTTTATATTTGTGAGTGATATGATTAAATGTATGATGTGTGCGTCGGTATGGGTTGGATTCTTATTTGGAATTTTCTTATATTCACCAGTACACGAAATGCTTGGAGTTAGTTCATGGGCATCATGGTTCTTTGACGGGATGTTAGGTTCAGGTTCAGTATGGGCAATTAATGCAATTGTTGAATGGTATGAAGAAAACCGACCAAAAAAAGGATAATATGCAAAGAGTATCTGCGGAGTATGTGGTATCAGTGAAAATTGAAGACTTAATGTGGACTTCAGATGAAACCGATGTTAATACAAAAATTATTGAATTAGGAAAAAAACAATTAAAAAAATACTTGAATGGGAAAATGTTTGACCCTGATGGTAAAGTAATAACTGAACAAATTAAAATAATCGCAAAAGGATTGTAGGGTGGAAAAATTAAATGAATTTATCGTTAAACAACTTAATGATAAGAAAGTTCAAAGATGGATTATTAAGGCAACTGACTTATTTACATTATGTAATAATATGGGAATTCTTGATGATGATGAACTCATGATTGATATTATTGAGTATTTGGAGAATAACGAAATTGATATTAATTTTATTGGTGGGGATGCGTTTTATAAAGATTTTACTCGACTTGAGAATAAAGTTAAAATGGGTAAAATGTTGAGAGGAAGTAAGACTGAAGTTCAACTGATGATTGAAAAAATAGATTCAATTAAAGTTCCTGAGAGACCTCAATGGTTAAATTCCTATATGGATGATGAAGAGGAACCTAACGAGAATGAAATACGAGAAGATAATCATAACCAATACCAACGAATTAACGACATGATTATTCAAAAACTTCAAGACCAAGTTGAAAACGAACTAACACCGACAATTGAAGAAATACAAGAAGAAATGAATAACGAATTAAATAACAATTAAATAACTATGGCAAAATCTAAAAAAAGAGGCGGAGATAAAGCTCACGCAAAAAAAGTGGCAGCAAGAACCCAAAAAATTAATGCTGAAAAAACCGCAATGCAAAACTTATTTAAAAAGTCAATGCAGGAACAAATGGAGGAGTTAAAAAAGAAATACGACGAGGATAAACTAAAAGAACAAATTCCAACCGTATAAAATGACATGGGATTTATTCAATCCACAACCAACATTTAATTATAACCATATGAGCACCAAAATAGATGTATCTGCTTTGGAGAATCCCTACATCCAAGTCATTTGGGAGGATACTCCTGAAAACTTTACCCAAGAGAGAATTAAGTCGGTAAAGCAATACTTCATAAAGAAGTATAACTCCTCTAACATCAATGTTATCACTAAGGTGAAGACAACTGATGAGACCCAACAAACTGTTGATGTTTCTGTAAACATCATGGATAAAAATTATCAAAAGGAATTGATTAAATCATTACTTGAGTCTAAAGGGCAAGAACAACATTTAGACCAAGTTATGAACATTGACCTTGCGGTGGAGAACAGAATGGCGGCCAACGAAGTTGAGGTTACTCCATTCAAAAGATGGTATATCAAAAAGATTGAGTTCAGTAACTTTTTATCTTATGGTGATAACCAAGTAATTGATTTTGAGAAATGTAATGGTATTACTGTTGTTGAGTCAGACCCACCTAATTTTGGTGGTAAGACTGTACTTACGGTGGACTTACTATTGTTCTTGTTTTTTAACACCACTACGAAGACCCAGAAAGCAGAAGAAATCTTTAATAGGTTTACAGACTCTAACAAAGTTAGTGTTAAGGGTGACATCGTAATTGACGGTGAGGAATACATTATTGCTCGTCAGATTGAACGAAAGAAGTCCAAGGCTGGTGAATGGAATGTTAAAACAGAACTTGAGTTCTTCAAGAAACTTGCCGATGGTCAACTTCAAAACTTTACAGGAGAACAACGAAGAGAAACGGAAGACTTTATGAAGAAATCTATTGGAACAATGGATGACTTCTTAATGACAATCGTAACAACAGCATCCAACCTTGAGGACTTATTGGAATCAAAACCAACCGCTCGTGGTCAAGTATTGAGTAGATTTTTGGGATTAGAGTTTCTTAAAAAGAAAGAAGAAACAGGTAAAGAAATTTATTCTGAATTTTCTAAAGGAATGATGTCCAATGTTTATAACACAGAGTCTTTGAAACAAGACAATGAAACTTCTGGTGAAGAGATTATCCAAAAAAAGGATGAAATTAAAGAGATGACCAAAAACATTGGAGATGTTGATGAAAGACTTAAGAAAGGTCAAGATTACAAAGACAATTTACTTAATTCTAAGTTTGCGGATTTAGACCAAGAGTTGATTATTTTAAATCCAATTAAACTTCAGTCAGATATCTCAGACCTTGAAACTTCAAGTGATAGAATTAAAGGACAAATCAAAGAGATTAAAGTTGTTGAACCATCTGAATTTTACCACGAAGACAAACACGATGAGGTAAAACAGGAGATTAAGGAGTTGATTACCAAACAAGCGGAGAACAACGCAAAGATTAAAACTATTGAAGAACTTAAAAGTTCGGTTGATGGTGGAATCAAATGCGAACATTGTGGTATTGAACTGATGAATGCAGCAATAACCAACGCAAAAATAGGTGAGCTTGCCGGTTTTATCACGCATAAAGGACAATTAGAGGGGTTAATGCGTGACTTAACCAGCAAAGAACAAGGATTTGTTAATCTTAAGAAAGACTTTGATGAGTATGAAAGAAACAAACTTATTAAGGAGAAACACGAACTATCTTTAGAAGCAAATGACTTAAAACTTGAACAGGTTAAGGACAAACTTAGAAGGTATCAAGAAGTTCAGGACAAAATCAAAAAGAACAATGAGATTGATGGTCAATTAATTAAAGCTGGTTTGCGTATTGATGAATTGATTGGAGAGAAAAGAGGGTATGAGAAAATTCAAAATACCAACTCAACTCAAATTGAAAATCTTGAAGCACGTATTGAGAAAAACAATAGTGTTATTCTTAAGATTGCCGAGGAGTTTGAAAGAGAAAAGATTTATAAAATCTATGTGGACATCTATGGTAAGAACGGGATTAGTAAAATCATTATGAAAACTATGATGCCATTAATCAACTCTGAACTTCAAAGGTTACTTCAGGACTCTTGTTTCTTTAACTTGGAGATTCGTATCAACGATAAGAATGAGGTTGACTTCATAATGATTGATAATGGTACTGGTGTTGAAAAACCAATGACCGCAGGTTCAGGGTATGAAAAAACAATTGGAGCACTTGCCATTAGAGCGGTACTATCAAAAGTATGTTCATTACCAAAACCAAACATATCAGTGTATGATGAGACTTGGGGTAAAGTATCTAATGATAATCTTGAAATGGTTGGGGATTTCTTTATGAAACTTAAAGACTATTTTGAAAAAATATTTGTGATTAGTCATAACCCACTAATTTCAAATTGGGCTGATAATGTGGTTAAAATTAATAAGACCGATAACATTTCAAAAGTCTCACAATAATGTGGGACTTTTTTTTTGGATATTATGAAACATTGTCTTATCTTTGCTCGTATAACAATAGACTATGGAAGAAAGAATATATGAAGAGATTAAAACAATGGACAATCCGTTGAATGTTTTATTGGGGTTGATTAATCAATTAAAGAATGATAATGGGTTTACCCAAGATGTTTTAACACCAGGATTTTTAAAAGAATGGATAATCTCTGAGATTTTAGGGCATAGATGTCATAAGACTAAACATGGTCCTGACGCAACTTCGTTAGAGGGTGATAAAAAATATGAATACTTGTCTTGTAAACAAGGTGGTAGTTTCCAATTAGACAGAATCCACAAAGATAATCTTCATCGTATTGAAAGAAACGATGAGTTTTTTTTCGCATCATTCAATAAAGAAAGTGGACTTGTTTGTGAAAAAATATGGAAATGTGAAACAAGTATAGTGTTGGAAGAGGCTAAGGTTAAAATTGAAAATATGAGTAAATCTTCAAATCACATTTCATTCAGTGAAAAATGGGTTAAAGATAATTGTGAAATTGTTTATTCGTTAAGATAATTTCAAAAATTATTCATATCTTTGTATAAATTATAATAATTAATATGACTAACTACTTATTAACCGTAATCGGTTTTTTTGAATCAGAACAAGATTGTAGACAAATTGCTCTATCAATTACACCAATTGTAGATTCCCCTAATTTAAAATTTCAGTATTCTAAAGGTGTTATGTTATATCACTTTGCGTCTGAGGTTGCTAAAATTGAATTGTTTGACTACATAACAGGTGTGTTATATGGTATTTCGGATTCATTTATTTTAACAGAGATGTCTGACAAAGTGTCAGTGTCGTTACCTGAGGAGGCGAAAAAAAATTTATTTGACTTGGAGAGTCCTACAGGGGATGTTAATATGAGATTAGAGATGTCTCGTATTAAAAATAATTTGGATTTTATGGAAGAATTTGAAGAAGAGGAAGATGAAGAAGTTATGGCACAATTTTGGTTAAATTTAAAAGACAAACTTAAAGAACCGTCTTTAGACCAAATATTAGATAAGATATGTTGTGATGGTGTAAGTTCATTAACAGCGTTTGAAAAAGAAATTTTAGAAACATACAGTAAAAAATAAAATATGAAAGAAAAATCGTCAATTCCAATTAATCAAGAAGAAATTAGTCACTATCTTAAAGACCTTAGGAAATTAAGAGTTATGACACCTGAAAGAGAAAGAGAGTTAGCAGAAATAATGCTATCGGAAAATGTAACCGAAAAACAAACAAAAGAGATTCAAAAAGAGTTGTTAGAGGGTAATTTACGTTTTGTAATTACTGTGAGTAAACAATATCAAAATCAAGGGTTAGAACTATCTGATTTAATTGCCGAAGGTAATCTTGGATTAATGAAAGCAATTGAGAATTTTGATTGGTCTAAAAGACTGAGATTTATTTCTTATGCTGTTTGGTGGGTTAGACAATCTATTTTACAATCATTAAATGAAAATGCTAGAACTATTCGTCTACCTGTTAATGTGGTTCAAGAACTTCATAGGGCCAAAAAAGATTTGGAAAGGGCTGGTATTGAATTACCTGAAAAGTTTGTGAATTTACCATATACCGTTAATTTAGATAATCCATTGAATGAAGATGGAGATACATTGTTGGATATATTAAACAACCCTAATGCTGAATTGGCAGATGCTGGATTATCTAGTGAAGATACTTTAAAAGATAAACTGTTTTCTATGTTAGATGTTTTAGATGGACGAGAAAAATTGATAATTCAAGACTATTTTGGGTTATCGGGTTCAACAAGAACATTGGAAGATATTGGGAATGATTTTGATTTAACTAAAGAAAGAGTTCGGCAGATTAAAGAAAAAGCTCTCAGAAAATTAAGAAATGAGACGGCAATTTTATTTGACTACTTATAAATTGATGTAAAGGGTGTATTTATTTAATACACCTTTTATATTTTAATAATAAATTTAAATCAAATTAATATGAAAAAATTTTTAGAAAACAACTTCACAGTAATTATTTTAGTGATTGCCGTATTAGGATTCTTCAAAAGTTGCGGAGATTCAAGAGAAATAAAATCAATTAAAAAAGAAATTGAGGCAATCAAAGATTCAACATACACCAAACAAGAATTAAACATTCAATTACAAATATCAGGACTTGAGGCGGAAAAAAGAATGATTCAGGCTACTGATAGAAAACTTATTGATGTTAGAAGACAAACTGAAATTGAGAATGAAATAAAAAAATTAAACACAAAAAAATAATGAATTGGTTCCAAAGGAATTTTAAAACAATAATATACATTTCATTCTTGGTTCCAATATTGACCGTTGCGTTTGTGTCAATTTCCCATGTAACGAAATGGTATGGATTATCTAATCCTTTTAGTTGGGCAATTTACTTATCAATTGGTATTGAAATTGCTGCGTTGTCAGCATTGGCCGCAATATCTGCTCAGATGGGGAAAAAAGTGTATTTCCCATTTGGTATTGTTACTTTAATCCAATTTATAGGTAATATATTTTTTGCATACCAATATATTGATATTAATAGTCAAGCGTTTAAAGATTGGGTTGATTTAGTTGACCCACTAGTTAGTTTTCTTGGAGTTGGAGATATTTCGGGGCACAAAAGATTTTTAGCGTTATTTTCAGGGGGAATGTTACCTTTAATTTCACTTTCATTCTTACACATGTTAGTTAAATTTGAAGAAGAAGATAAAAAAAAATTACCGATAGAAACTCCAACAATAGATATTGAAGCTCTAAGTCTCCAAGCGGGAAAAATGGAAGGAGAAATTGAAAACCAAAAGTATACACCAACTGAGGATGATTTAAAAAGACTTGAGGAAGAGTTAGTGAAATTAAACCAACAAAAGTTTGGTTCGCTTGAAGGTCCCATAGGGAACGATGGACCCGATGATTCAACATTAACCACTTCAGAAGAAATAAATGGGACTGAAAAAAAAGTCTTGAGTTATTCAAAAAGAAATGATTGATATCCAAAAATATGGAAACTTCAAACCTACGGGTAAACAAAAGAAAAAAAAACAAATAATCCTATGTCATACATCAAGGGAGGTTAAAGAATATTTAACTTCCCTTAAACTTAGGTATAATGGGAAATTTGATAAGATACCCAATTACATTATTACAAGAGAAGGTAAAATTTTACAACTACTCTCTGACGATTCACACACCAATTTTTTTCAAGAATCTAACATTAACAGGAATTCTATAATTATATGTTTAGAGAATTTAGGATGGTTAGAAAAGAAACCTTTAACCAACTATTATATTAACTGGAAAGGAAGTATTTATAATCAACAGGTTTACGAGAAAAAATGGAGAGATTACTTTTTTTGGCAACCCTATACAGATTTACAGATTAAATCAACTGCGGATTTGTGTAACCAATTAATTAGTGATTATAAAATAGATAAAAGATGTATTGGTCATAATGTAAAAATTGACGGTATTTCCGAGTTTGAAGGGATTGTTACAAGAAGTAATTTTAATTCAAACTTTACTGACCTAAACCCATCATTTAATTTTGAAACCTTTAGAAAATTTTTAGAAAATGAGCAATTTGCATAACGAAAGATACGATGAAATTAAATCTCTATTAAAGAGGTCTAAATTATTGTTTGAACAACAAGTTAATGTTGGCGCGGATGTTGAAAGTAGAATACAACAAGATGCCGAATATGAAACAGCCGACAAAGAAGTTGAGAATGGTGAGAATCCAACTCAAAAAGATAAAACCCAAAAATACAGAATTTCTGGTGGTATACTAGCTTTACATGGTAAAGATAGAAGTGAATTAGATATTACATCTGATGAAAAAATTGCATTCCAAGAAACTATGGACGAGTTTGTTAATGAGGTTTCTGACTTAGCAGATTTTAATACATTAAATGTTTACCAAAATAATGTAGAGTGGTCAGGTAAGCTTATAGATGATGACATTGAATTTAGTTTATCAATAGGTGAGAATAGTGGAATATACATCAATGGAACCATGATTAAAGTTGATGAAGATTTTTTAACCACATTAAATAAATTACAACAATTTTACCAAAAATTTAAATCTAAGTGGGGTAAAGTACTTGCTAATAGAAAGAAAACTAAAGAATCACCACAATAATTTATTAATTATGAAAGATAATAAAGAAACCATTTTATTAATCATCGTTATTGTATTGGTCGCTTGGAACATTTTTAATACAAATAGTATTAAAACTGATGTTAAGTCTTACAAGGAAAAAATAGAAAACATCCAAATAGAGGTAGACTCTGTTCAGGTTGTAAATAAAAAAATTGAGGATAAAGTTTTTGAGGTGAAAGAAAATGTAAATAATATTACAAAAGAAATTCATCACATTGATAATAATTTAACAATAGTAAAAGAAAAAACAAATGAGAAAGTTAATAATGTTAATAACTTTGGTAATGTTGAGCTGGAGCAGTTACTCACAGCAAGATACAACTAAAGTAATACTCCCAACCAAAACAGCCAGATTAATCTATAAAGATTTATTGAAATTTGATGGGTATAAAGAAGAAGTAAAATTATTAAATGATAAAATTTTTAAACTTAATGAGAAAGACTCTCAAAAAGACACGATTATTAATTTATTAACAACTAAAGATAAAAATAATCAATTCATGATTGTAAAAAAAAATGAACAATTAAAAGTGTCTGAAGAGTTAACTAATAGTTTACATAAAGAATTAAAAAGTCAAAGAACTAAAACTTTTTTATGGAAAGTTGGAACTTTTGCTGGAATAATATCAACAACATATCTAATACTAAATAATGGCGTTAACTAGTTCTGAAGTTAAAGAGATGGAAGTATTAATTCGTAAAGAAATAAAAAGCTTTATGGAAAATAATACTCTTAAACAATTTGAAGATAAATTACTGGATAGAATCGGTAAAGAAATCAAAAGAGGTAAATTAGAAGGTGATGTTAAAGACATCACATTAAGAATGTTCCGAGAGTTCTACCAATTTATGTGGATGAATAGAAGTTATTGGGAACCAAGACTTAAAAACGCATAACTATGCCAAAAACAGCACAAGAAGTATTCAAAGACGGGTTAGATAAAGCATATACAAGTGTTAATCTTAATCAGGGAACTATGACTGATTATGCATCTTATAGACAAGGTGTTAAAGAAGATGAAACAGAAGATGAAACACCAATGATTAGAAGAAGTATTAAGAAATTTTTACTTAATAAAAAGAAAGAGACTAAAGACGAAACAGGTCATTCAAAATATTATCCTGGAGGTAAAACGCCTGGTTTAACTACAGATGTTTTAAACACTATATTAACAAATATGGGTAAAGGGATGAAAAGTGATAAAAACGAGGTTACCGAGAAGTGGAGTGAAAAATATAAAAAATCCATAAATTGTTCAAACCCAAAAGGTTTTAGTCAAAAAGCGCATTGTGACGGTAAGAAAAAAGAAACTAAGGAAGCCACAGGTTCAGGTTCTTCAGGTGCATATTCAGGACCAGTATTTGGAGGTAACGATGAATTTTGGGAAAGAAGTAGAAGAGAAACTCCAAAATTAAAAGAGAGTGATGTTGAAAAAGTAGAGGCGAAAGAAGCCACAACTACAGGTTCAAGTGGAGCGTATGAATCACCATCTATGTGGGCTAAATCAACTAAAAAGAAAGATTGGGGTCCAAGTAGAAAAACTCAAATACCTGGTGGGGGATTTGTTAAGATAAAAAAGAAGTGTACTAAATTCCCGTATTGTAATCAAGGTGATATTAATAATGTAAAAATTAGTAAAAACGAATCAGTTAAAGAGGCAATCAAGAATGTTTCTAGTAAAATTGGTATCAGTGAGAATGTTATTAAGACTATTTTGGAACATGAATACGAAAAAATGAATAAAAGACACAATTAAATATATTTATAAGAAAACAATAATGATGAGTAATTTTAACAAAAATATTGACAAACTTGTTTCAAGAATTCTAAACGAAGAAATTGAGAGTAAAGTTAAAGAATTATCAAAAACTATCAATGAAGGTGAATGGACTGAAATTGAAATGGGAGAAGAACTTAAAGGTGGTCAAAAAAAGATAGATGTTGCCGAACCAAAAGGTAAAATCACTGCTGCGGATTTCAAAAAATTAAGAGATGCTAAATCTCATAAGAAAGAAGTTGAAGAATTTTTCTTTGATAATAACGATATAGATGAGGATGAGTGTAATGAGTGCGGTGACGAAATGTATGAGTCTAAGGAAGATAAAAATTGGATTCAAAAAACTAAAATGAATAAAGGGGCTTTACATAAAAAATTAGGAATACCTGAAGGTGACAAAATCCCTAACGCTAAATTACAATCGTTAAAAAAGGAATTAATGAAAAAAAGTGAGGGAGATAAAAAATTATCGGCATCTGATTCTACATTGTTGAAACAAGTTAATTTAGCATTAACACTTAAAAGTGTTAAGGAAAGTACAAAATCTTTAAAATTAACTGAAGAAGAATTAATTGATATGATTGAGACTTTAGTGATTGAACAAAAAATTAAAGACATAGCAGAGAAAAACAATATTTCAGTTAAAGAACCTCAAGGTCTTAAAAAAACTAACAAAGTTTTAGATTTAGACAAAAAAGAAAATGATGACTATTCTAAAGAGGTTGTTAAGAAAATGAAAGATTATATGAAGGATATGTTCATGGGTGGTGGCGAGTACAACGAAAATCCTGACGATTTCCCACAAAGTAATTACCAAATGGATAAAGACGCTAAAGTGATGAAATATAATCCATCAGAGGCGGTTGATGAGTATATTGATGCTTTTAGTTATCCTGGTATGACTAATTTAGTTTATGACGAAATTAAACCCGACGATAAGAAAATAGATAAATACTTAAAAGGGGATTCAACAACGGGTAATGCGGTTACTGATAAAGATGGAAAGGCATTAGGTAATGTAGGTAAAAGTAAACTTGGAGATAAATTCAAAAAGAATTATGATGAGAATCTATATGGTGCTGAACAAATGAATGTTTCTTATAAAAGACAATCACAACCTGTTGATGTTGCAGGGGAAAATACGGAATCAGGTTCATTACAAAGCAAAAGAGGTAGTAAAAGTTCTACGGCTAAGGCTCAAAATATTATGAACAAACTTGAATCTGTTGAAGATAAAAAGTTAAAAATAGTATCTGAAGAAATGAATAAGATGAAAAATCTAATTTCTTACGACAGAAAAACTCAATAAAAATTCACATTTAATATCATTTTATTATATTCTCCATAGATGAACTCTATGGAGAATTTTTTTAATTGGATGTCTAAGGTAATCCCCAATGATGAAGTAACAATTTGGTTTAATATTCATAACATGAATTATGAAAAAATTGAGTTGTACGGTGATATATTCAAGTCTTTGAATCATATTGTCGCGGACACTTACATGGGTAATACAAGTAGTAGTTATGAGACTAAAATACTACTCACTCAAGAAGATAATGAATCACATTTTGATTGGTGTTGGGGCAAAGTTATAAATGACTTTAAAAAAGAAGATATCATTATTAAAGAATCGGGAGAACACCGAGAATATTTCAAATCATTTTTTATTGACACATTTTATAATCATCCTGATAAGGGTGTAAAAGAGTCTATCCCTAATTTTTTATTTGAAGTTTTTGATGTTTATAAACCATTTAGTAAATCTGATTTAGACATATTAACACAAATTTATAAGATGTTGGAAAAAAGTGTTAGTTAAAAAAAACCTTAATTCTATTTACACCAGAGTAAGAAAAGTTAATATTCTAAAATAAACAATAAACTAATTTATAAATTAAAAATGGAAACATTAGAAAAAATTAAAGAACTAACTGAGTTACTATCAGTTGATGCTACTAAATTCTATAAAGGAAATAAAAGCGCGGGAACTAGAACTAGAAAAACTGCTCAAGAGTTGAAAGACGCTCTTCAACAATTCAGAAAAGAAATTTTAGAACATAGCAAATCAGAAAAGAATGCATAATATTGACACAATATATTTTTTTATATTTGTTTTTACAATATTAGTATCATTGAAAAATGTTACAAAATTCATAGGAGCCCTGTTATCTAGAGAACCAAAACCATTGGTTTATAGTAACAGGGAACTTATTTACATTGCATTATCAATTAGTTACATAATCACATATCTATACGCAAAATGAGTTTTTATAAAGAATTAGCACCGTTTGTTGAATACATACACTCAATAAGAAAATTAAAGACTTATTTGAGTTTTGACATGTTATTCCCAACTAAATGGGCATTACCAAAAAGTATTATTGATGAGGGACAAATCGTTGGGTTTGATTCAGATGACCAAAATTTAAAAGGTATTTCGTTTGTTTCCGAGATTAATGAAAATAATGTTTCAATAACTTTGACAAAGATTGCCAAAATTATTAAGTTAAATAAAGAAAGGGAATTAAAAGAACGACTGTTTAAACAAACTGTTGACCAATTAAAACAAACATTTGAAAAAACTGATTTAGATAGACTTCAAAACCTATATTTTGATTTTGATGAAGGGGACACAAGTTTAGAGATTAAGGAGGAAGAACCAAATTTAGAAACATATGAGCAAGACAGACCAATCACAGAGACTGTTGAGAATGATAGAGAGTGAGGAACGAAAAGATTCACAACAAGTTGAGAAAATTAAACAGGATTACATCTCACAAATTACTAAATTAAAGAAGGAAGAAATGTTTCCTATACCAAAAAAAATAAGTTTATGGAAGAGAATAAAAATCATCCTTTTGGGGAATTAGAAAAATTAGCATTAATTGCTGAATCTTGTCAAACCATTTTTAGTGGTAAGGCGACTATAGTTTTTGAATTACCTAAAGGTGAATACACCAGTGTTATTAATCACTTTAGAGAAGTTGATAGACATCACAAACAATTTACAATTGATATTTCAGGAACTGATTTTCATTTTATTTTGACTGAGGTAGAGAAGTAAATTTTCTATAAAGTACTTTCTTATCAAAACCATTAGATTCTAAAATACCATAAAGGTATTTTCTTTGAGCCGAGGAGTAGTCTTTCACAAAAAGACAATCTCCTCTTTTTATTTTAAAAAAGTAAGAAGATAAACAATTAACAAATCTTGCGGATTCTTGTTCTGTTTTTAATGTAAATAAATAAAACTTTTCTTCTTGTTGTACAACAATTTTATTGTTTAATACGGAAATCATTTTCATACCATCACCCTTAAGATATTTTTTAATTAATTCTTGGGTTGTAATTTTTTTACCTTCTTTAATGTCGTAAATGAGTTCATCTTTTTTGTATGGGGATATTTCAAAAAGAGTCATACCATCTTCATTTAATTTTACTTTAATACTTCTACCATACTCATCGGTCATATACACAGGTACGAGTTGTCTACCACTCATCTCAATGATACCAATCTCATATTTGCATTCCTTACCCGACTCAACTTCAACATCAAATATTATGTCTTGAGATTCTTTAACAAGTTTATTATAAAATAATTTAGCTCTATTATAAGTGATGAACTTATTTATTATTTTTTTCTTTGTCTTATTTTTGAACAAGACTACAAGGTAGTTCTCCATATATGAAAGATTACTATAAAATTTTAGAAGTTGAAGAGAAATCGTCTGCAAATGAGATTAAAAAATCATACAGAACCCTCTCTAAGAAATATCACCCGGATATAAATCCTGAAGGCGCTGAACAATTTAAAGATATTGCGGAAGCTTACGACACCTTAGGTAATGAGGGTAAACGAACACAATACGACCAAGCCAAAAATAATCCATTTGCTGGCGGCGGGGGTGGTTCGTCATTTCAGGATATGTTTAACCAAATGTTTGGAGGGGCATCTCAACAATCTAGACAACAACCTATGAGAAAAAACGCTCCTGACAAAATTGTTAAGGTGATGGTGTCTCCAATAGAGTCTTACAAAGGTATTCAAAAAACTATTCGTTATGTTAAGGATAATCATTGTCAACCTTGTAATGGAAAAGGTGGTGACCAACAAACTTGCGGAACTTGTAAAGGACAAGGGTTCCAAGTTAAAGTTTTTGGTACTGGATTTATGACACAACAAGTTAGACAAACATGCCCAACATGTGCTGGAAGAGGATACACCCTAATACATAAATGTTATAATTGTAGTGGAAATGGTATAAAATCTGTGGCAAATGAAATTAATGTGACATTACCTAAAGGGGTTGATGATGGACAATATTTAAAAGTTGCCAATGCCGGAGATTTTAAAAATGGTGAGTATGGGGATTTGATTCTTCAAATACAAATGGTACCAAAAGACGGGTATGAAAAAATAAATAATGATTTAATTTATAATCTATACCTCAACTTAGAAGAAGTTCAAAAAGACAAATTTTTAATACCACATCCTGATGGTGATTTACAGATGGCGTCGCCTAAATTATTTGACACATCAAAACCATTAAGACTTAAAAATAAAGGATATAATGGTGGTGATATGTATGTTAAATTAAATGTTAAGTTTGAACGAGTTGATTAAAAAAGAGAAATTAAATTTTTAATCATAACGATTGTGCCATATACTGCAGAACTTAATAAATAAAATCCTAAAGCAATTGTTGCATACTGTCTTCTTGATGTTGGTTTTTGATTACATTTTTTACATCCTTCTTTAGGTTGTTCTTCGATAATTTGTCCTTCAACTGTTTCCATAGTGATAAATATTAATTTACTTAAAATATAATAAAAAATATTTGAAAGAGAAACTTGCTTTTTTATTTTTTATTTGTTATACTTTAAAAAAAACAAAATTATGGCGTTATCATACATCGGAGGGAAATCTAAAATAGGTAAATGGATTGTCCCATTCATACCTCAAGACATTGAAACATATGTAGAACCATTTTCAGGTATGTTTTGGGTGTTCTTTAACATGGACCTAGCCAAGTACCCAAATTTAAAAGAAGTTGTCTATAACGACTTTAATCCACTTAATTACAATTTATTCCAATGTCTTCAAAATCCTGAAAGATTATTGGAGGAAGTGAATAATATTCCTTGTCAACAAAGGGACGAGTTTCCAACACCTGACATCTATAAAGAACAATTTATCAGGTTTCAAGCTGAAATATTTGGAACCAATTTCAGCGTACAAGCTTACGATTACGTTGTTGCAGCTAAATATGCTTATGTGTTAGCTCAAGTATTCTCGGGGTCTAAACCTGAAACAAGTTCGTTTATTGACTTAAAAGGGAAGTACAAATCAAAGTACCTTACATTTAGAGATAAGTTATCTAAACCTGAATGGGTAGAACATTTCTTGAAGATTACTAAAGTGGAAAATATGGACTTCCAAGAGGTTATTCAGAAATATGATAGTCCATCAACTTATGTTTATGCTGACCCTCCATATTGGAAAACAGAGAACTACTATAACAACCACGACTTTGATACCACAGACCACGAGAGATTAGCAGATTGTTTAAAAGATATTAAAGGAAAATTCTCTTTATCTTATTATGATTTTCCTCAATTACACACTTGGTTTCCTCAGATTCAATACAGATGGGAAAAGAAAGAGTTTGCTAAAGCTGCGGCGGCAAAAAAAGGAAAAACACAAAATATGGGGGAAGAGTTGTTAATCTTAAATTATTAGCATATTTTTGCAATCACAATATATTTATTAATAAATCAAAATAGATGAAATTTACGTCGTTATTAAGAACTATTATATCCGAGCAATCAAGATTTGAAGTATTATTTAATGCTTTGACAAAACCAGGAGAAAATAAAGGTGGGGTTAAAAGTAAGCCTCGATTAAGTAAAAAAGAATTTATTGATTTAGTTAAAGCTGACCCTACAACTAAATTAAATAATGTAGATATTGATACCGCAAAATCTGAAGACCTATCTAAAGTAAAAGCTGGTAAGTATGTTCAATGGTTAATTAAAAATTATTTAACACCATCAACAGAAAGACAACCTGGTGATAACGGATACGATAGAGAAGTGGCACAAGTAAAGTCAACCTTTATGGAAGACCTTTATAAAGTTACTGATGACCTTAAAAAGTTTGACAGATTTAAAGCAAGAATTAAAGGAGAGAAAGACATCAATAAGATGACCATTGACCAATTATACGATGCTGTTAAAGATTTTGACTTAACATTGGCAACAACAACTAAGTCTGAAAGAAAACAAGCGGAAGTTCACCCTGGTGGTAAACTTGTTTTTGATGGTGATGATTGGAGAGTTATTGAAATTAATGATAAGGGCGCAGTAGGTAAAGAAGCAGCATGTTTTTATGGTGGTAATAACCAAGAAACAAGATGGTGTACATCAGCTCCTGGCGCATCATGGTTCGATAGATATATTAGTAAGGGTCCGTTATATGTTATTTTTAATCCTAATGATACTGATGTAAGCCCAATGACAGGTTTACCTAAGAATAGATATCAATTCCATTTCCCTGACGCTCAGTTTATGGATAAAGATGACCGTCAACAAGATTTGGTTGCGTTATTAAACGGACCAATGCAAGAATTAAAAGACTTCTTTAAACCTGAATTTGCAAAAGGTCTTACTGTGGGTGGAGAGAAATTAGTTATTGATAGTTTCAGTCACGGGGCAATTGGTAAGTTTATTGCTCTTTACGGATTAGATGATTTGATTGGTAATTTACCAGATACATTAAAAGAGTTTCAAATCCAAAATAGAGATAATAAAGGTAATGGTATTGTAATTACAATTCCTGAAGAAATTGGAAGATTCAAAGATTTGAATATGATTTTATTGGATAATTGTGTAACATCTATACCGGATTCAATCTGTACACTACCTAAATTAAGATTCTTGGCTTTGATTAACAATCCTGAATTAAGAACAATTCCTGAATGTATTGTAAATTTACCAAACTTATATTTCTTAAACTTAAAAGGAAGTAATAATGTTGAGGTACCTGAAGCAATCAAAGCGAAAGGAACTGACATGGGTGGAGGAATGTGGGACCTTCAAGACTAATTGTTTAACTTTTAAATTAAAATAATATGAATGTTGATGTTGAAGTTTACATAAGCGGACTCGTCAAATTTTTCAAAGAAAATCCAAAAGACTTACTTAGTTTAGTCCCAAAGGATAAGGAACGAGATTTTTATCGTATGTTAAAAGAGTTCTCATTTGAAAATTATAAAAAAGGGGACGACTATGTTTTAACTAGAAAACAAATTCTTGAAATATGTGTTCAGTTAAATGAGAAAAAAAGACTTGAAAGTTCAAATACTGAAACGGTTTATGACTTAACTGATAGACTGAATACGGCAATTGAGAATGAAGATTATGAAGAAGCTGCAAGAATAAGAGACGAAATAAAAAAAATGTCTTAAAATATTAAAAAAGGAGAGCAAAATTTGTTCTCCTTTTTTATTTTTCATTATCTTTGTGGTATGAAAGTAGAACTATTCAAACAAAGTTACCAAGTTTATACCAATGTCTTACACAAATCCATATCACCTATCAATTGGAGAGGGGACAAAAAACTTGCGTCAAGTGATGATTGGTTAAACGATGAAATTTCTTTTAATCAGTTTAATCCACCTACTTCAAAACACCCATTATTTATTGTTGAAAAAACCACAAAAGATGAGGAAACATATGTTGAGAATTATGGTAATCCAATGTATGAAATAACAAAATATACCGCAATGGTTGTGGTTGAAAAAAATGGGGATAAACTTGCCTTAAAATTCTTCAATGGTTTTAGACATAGAAGAGTGGGTAAAACTTGGTTTAAGATTTCAAGAAACATTGATTACATAAGTGTTAATACAAGAACTGGTGATGTTTATACTGGATTTATTCACAATTATCAAAATAAAATAAAGTGTTCTAAAAAAATTAATAGAAATTATTTTGGTAACGACCCAATTAATTTAATGAAGTCAAAGATTAAAAACAGTCTATCAATGATTTTTGGTAATAGTAATAATGATATTGTTATCCAAGCCATTTCTAAATTCATGTTTGAATTAGATGGTAGAGAAGATTTTGGAGATATGGATTTTAGTCAAAGATTATTTAAATTTTATTTAGATAAAAGACAAATAAAATATCCTAATAACTTTGATTGTTATTCAACAATTCTTGTTGGTCCAAAAATAAGAAAAGTATTAAAGAAAAATGGTAATAAACTTGTTGAGTCGTTTATGATTAGTGAGGGATTATCAGGTAAAAAACTAAAGACCGCTCTACATACTTGTAAAAGTTTGAATGTTGGATTGTACCGGCACGCTAAAGATATGTTTGGTGATGATTGGTTAAATCAAGATGGAGACGTAATTACTAAATTGTTAGGTTCAAAAGTAGAATATAATGCATATATTCCTGTGGAATTTAAAACACTAATATCTAATGATGAATTAAAAAGAGTCTATTCTATTTTTAAAAGAGTCTATGTTGATGGGGTGATGGATTCATATTCCTTTCAAGACCACATAAGAATGTACACTGAATTAAAATTATTCGGGGAGAGAGATTTAAGATGGTTGTCAGAAAACAATAGAGATGAATTCAGACGAGAACACTTGGATTGGACGGATAAGGCTCAGTTTTATAAACAAGGGTTTTATCAAAGAAATTACCCTGAATATTTTGTGAATAAAATACAAAATAAGATTGGTGAATACGCTCCAATCTTATTAACCAACAGTTACGAATATAACGAGGAAAGCTCAACGCAATCAAACTGTGTGAAGGCATACATTGGAAAGGCGAGTTCGTTCATTATATCTCTCAGAAATGAGTCTAATTACGAAAGAGCGACTATTGAGTATTATATTACTAAACAAGATGATAAAGTTAAGATTAAACGAATCCAAAGTTTAGGTAGATTTAATAATAAATTAGGGGAAGAATGGAATGATATTCTATTTAAATTAGATGATGTTGTATTATCTTGTTTAAAGGACAAAAGATTCAAAACGGTTAAAATTGATAAGGAATGTAAGAATGGTATAAAACTTAATTCTGATTCATATTGGGAAAACAATGAATTAAAATGGTCTTATAAAAATATTGATGGCGCAGAAAAATCTATGTGGGACCTTTTCTAATGAATATATCTAAGTACATATTAAAACTTGAGGAGAAAGGAGAAATATTCTCAACAATGACTCTATCACTACCAATTGAATTTGATGTATTTATTGGAGGTAAAAAGGTAATCATAATTCATAGTCATTTTACTATGGATACAGATGGTAAAAGAATTTATAAAGAAAAATTGTATAAAACAACACAAGGGTTTTATATTTATTTATTTAGAGAACATGAATACATTACTGGTCAACAACAAATGATTGAAGTAACTATTCACTATAAACAAGAACAATCAAACGAATTTGACTTATTTATTGGTCAAGTATTAAAACAATTTAAAAATGCAACAAATAACATCTGAAGAATTAAAACAAAAAATTATTAACAAAGAAAGTTTTGTATTAGATTTATTCGCAACATGGTGTGGCCCATGTAAAGTAATGTTAGTTAACTTAGAAAAAGTTAATGAATCGTTAATTAAAGAATCTACAGGAACACCTACATATGGGGTGTATAAATTTGATATCGAAAGTGATATGGATTATATGAGAGAGTTAGGAATCAGAAGCGTCCCAACAATAAAAGTCTTCAAGGAAGGAATGCAAACATTCTCCCAAGCGGGGATTTTACAACCAGACCAAGTACTTGCTTTGTTAAACTAATTAAAATGAAAGATTTAAATGTTATTGTGTACACGATGCAAGGTTGTCCATTTTGTACAGAGTTCAAAGAGTTATTAACTAAAGAAGGTGTTGAATTTTTTGATAGAGATATTGAGGTCTATAAGGATGAATATGACACATTCAGTCAAATAACTGAAAACGATATGATTCCTGCATTATTAATTATTGAAGGTGATGGTGAAAACCATGAATCTTTTTTATATGTTCCTGATAAAAATTATTATGAACTTACAGAAGCGGTTGATATTGTTAATCAACATAGAAAAAACGTAGGAATTATTTAGAATAAAATTAAATCTTTATTTTTTTCTTTAATTACAGAATATTCTTTAAGTGGATTTGTGAGTTCTATACTCCAATCCACTTTTTTCATTTCAGTACTTAACCAAGACATATCAAAATCAAAAACATCTAAAATTGCGGAAACTAATCTATCGTCATTGGTTCCAAGATATGGGTTAAACACTTTAAGTAGGTTATCACCATCTTCATCTTTTAATGTGGTTAAATTGAATGTTAATGATTGTGTTGAATAATCTGACGGAATACTATAAAATATGTGTTTACCGTAGTAATATAATAATCTACCTTGGCCGAGAGAATATCCATGAGGAAATTCAGATACAGTAACCAATTCTTCATTGGTTATTTTTTTAGGGACATATTCATTAGTGTATGTACAATCCTCAGACTTAAATAAATCAATTTGTTTTTGATTATAAGCACAATTGTCGGTAAAATAATAAGTGTGAGTAATCTCTGATGTAGATGACATATCAACACCATATTCAATTAAGTCAATCGAGTGACTTATTTTAACATCTTTAATTATTGATTTGTATTTTTTTTCAAATTCTGAAGTTAAAGTTGAAATGTCTAAAACTTCATTATAAGTTGTTTTTCCTTTAATTACAAAGAAGTTGGTACAATCAATCACTTTTATGATAGACTGTTCTTCTTTTGGTATTTTAGATAATATGAAATCTGCAAATAAATTTGTTGCAAAGATATTACTTCCGATTTTCTTTAAATTCATCAATAAGTTAAATTATTATTTATTGAGTGAATAATAGGGATTTTAAAAAATAAAACGAATAGAAGATTATAAAAATATTAAATATAATCAGGAAATAATTCATTTATATTTTTATCTACTTTTTGAAAATCAGGGTAATCTGGTGAGCGAACACCCAAACAATCAGCCCATTCTTTTAAAACATCTACGTAACTACCCCAATACTCTAAAGTACCTGAATTACCGTAACCTTTATTATCTTCTAAAAATTTAACAATATCGGATTCAAAATTGGCTATTGGTATGACAAAGTGTTGAACTTCGGTATCTTTTTTATATCTGTGAGGTCTTGATACCCATTCGCCATGACCTATAAAGTAAGTACTAAGTTCATTCCAAACTTCTTCCCAAACAGTATCTTCATACGCATTATTATATGATTGACTATGAATACTATACAATTCTCCGTGTAGTTCTGGTAATCCAGTGTCCCACAAATATTTTAATGTTTCTTCGTCTCTAATTATTTGAGTAACATTCTCATAATTAATGATTGGATTTTCAGTTCCTTGGGATGTTGCAATGTCAGACAAAAGTTCGGTTTCTGGTTCAATTTCTTTACCCTCAAGATTAGATACAATGTATTCACCAAGAAGTTTTAAATTGTCTTCATTAAGCTCTTCAACAACATCTCTGTAAACATCATCGGTTGTGTTCCAATAAGGGTCCCAATCACTTTCACCGCTAAGAATACCTTCAATAGTACTTCGTGAGATATCATTTCTACCATCACAAAATAATTTACTTAACTCACCTCTATCATCAACATCCAAATAATAAACACCGTCTTTAAAAATAACATCATTCAATAGAGGTGGTACCCATTTGTTAAAGGCGGTTTTATCATTATGGTATAACCATAACAAATATTCATTTTGCCATTGGTCACCATCAGTGGCATTATTTGGGTCTATTTCACTCATTAAACCTCTTTTCTTTAATACACTGAAGAAAGTCTCATAGTCGTTAAAATATTTTTCAACATCTAAATCTCCATTATTAAATTTTTCTACTATATCATTAAAATCCATATGTATAAATACAAAAAAAGGGGCAATTTTCATTGTCCCTCTGTTAATTTATGTAAAATTCCTTAGTTAGAGGTTTTATTTACATTGTAGTACTTCTCAACAGTTTTCTTGATAGCTTGTTTAATGCTTTCAGTTTGTTGTTGTTTAACAGCTTGTGCCTGTTGAACTTGAGCGGTTTGTTGCTCAGGTGTTTGATTTTGCTTATTTTTGCATCCACACGACATAGTGATTCGTTTTTTTTAGTTTATTATATTAAAATTATGTTTATAACAAGTTTTTCTTATTGTTTCTGTTTTACTTCCATTGTTAACTTTAATCCCCCTAAGCGAGTTTGATAATTTCATTCTCACATTCCGAGATTTCCCTTTTGCAAATCCATTTTGAATTAAATAATTGGCGCCGTCAACTAATGTATTAAATGTGTGTTCTTTATTAGTTTGAATATTAGTTAGTGAATATGTATTAAAATTACCATTCTTGGTTAAATTATATTTAGACAATTTAACTTTAACTTCATTATTATATGTATTTCTTCTAAATTCATTTACGGTTGCCAAATTATAACCAAACTCGCTATTGTTAGATTTATATTTAAAAATATGATAATTTTCTTTAATTATTAAATCTTTATTATTACATTCTTCTAATACTTCAAATATAAATGAATCCTCACCAAATTTATTGTAACTATGTTGGAGATGACAATTATCGTGAATCCCTTTTTTTAACATCCAAAAATGTTTTTGTTTTCGGCTAATAATATTAATAGAACTTCCGATATAAACTTTACCATCAATTAAATTTTCTATCTTGTAAATCCCTCCTACCATATTAAACAATAACTTTATTACTATAAATAGTGATTATGGTTTAATTATAATATAAAAATGATATTTATTAAATAAAAGATTAATGGATTTTTTAAAATTAATACAAGAAGGAAGAGTTGATGACTTTAAATCCAAGTATGGAAAGAAATTTTCACCTGAAAATTTGAACAAAATTATTGAGAAAGTACCACAAAAATATTTTGAGTGGGTAGGCAAGGTATCTGACAACATTAACTTTGATGAGAACTTTACCAAATTAGTAGATGCTCTTGAAAGGTTTGATAAGATTTCAACAAACCTACCAAAAACTGATATTACACAATATCAAAATGCTGATGAATTAATAAACTCAATTGTGAACTATCATAATAGGGCTCGGAGAGATGTTAAAAAAGTTGAGGGTGGTAATGTTGTTTATGATGATGGAAAGTTTTTTGTTGTTAATCCATTAACACATGACGCTTCGTGTTATTATGGTAAAGGTACCAAGTGGTGTACTGCGGCAGAATCTGATTACCAATTCAAAAGATATAATGAAGATGGAAAGTTATTCTACATTTTAGATAGAACTAAAGCAACCAGTGACCCATTGTATAAAGTTGCGTTATTAAGAAAATTTGATGGGGGTACAATTTATTATGACGCGAAAGATGAGGCAATTAAAAATGGATGGATACTCAACACAAACAAAATTAATGAAATAATATCTTCAGTTGATTCTTATTTACAACAAGAATACGGAGAACAACTTAAAATATATTCTGATATTGCTTCTGCCAAAAAAGAAAAAGAAAGACTTGAAAGATTAAGAGAACAACAGAGAGTTCAAGGAATGAGGGAAGACGCTCAAGAGAGAAGAGAAGATGAGGAATGGGATTTGAATGGTGATTGTCCTGATGAAGGATTAGAGGCCCATGCATTACTAAACTTTCTTGTTGAAAATTCAGATGTTAGTGTATTAACTAATGATGACAGGGCGGATATTCTAAGAATTAATAATGAGATAGAGGTACTTAAAAGAAGATATGATGATGATGAAAGAGAAGGAGAACCTGATGAAAATGTTGAAATATTAGATGAAATTGAAGCTCTTGAGGATGAATTAACAACTTATGATGGACATATTGATGTGTACAACATTGTTCCTGTGGGACAACATTATGACTTAACTGAATTTGAAGTTATTGATGCTGATTTAGATGGTAGAAGATATGGGGTTGGTGATGATGATGATATGCAAAAAAGTTGTTATGACTACGTGGATAATTTAATTGATGATATTGGTTATACAGGATTTAACTCAGGATTTGCTCAAGGGTATTTGGACACCGAAGCTATTGTTAAAGAAGCGGAAGATGTTTATGAAAATGATGTGAGAGATAGTCCTGAATCTTATTTTAGTGATGAGGATAGAATGTTATCTGAAGACCAAGAAGAAAAAATTGAAATCTTGAATAATAAAATTGAAAAACTTGAAAACCATATTAATGACATGGAAAGTCATATGGATGGTGGTGAAGGAGATGAAAGTATTCAAGACAAGATTGATGAATTAAATGAACTTATTGAAGAATTTAAAGAAGAGATTGAAGAAATAGAAACCAATCCTGACGGAGACTTCCCTGAGGATATGATTGAAGATAAGATTAATGAGTTAGTTCGTGATGTTAATTATGACCCGGAAGAATTCATGCAAAATTATGGGTTAGATTGGGAGAATTATATTGACAAAGATGATTTTATCCAAGGAGTGATAAATGCTGATGGGTATGGTGCAACTATAAGTAGTTATGATGGTAGTGCTGATGAGATTTATGTGAAAGATGAGTTATTTTATGTAATCAGAATTGATTAATTTATCATTAATTGTATTATTGAAAAATGGGAAGAAAGAAAAAAATATCATTTAAGTTAAATCCTGAGTGGATGTTCAAAGAGCCTATTGATTTTGAATATAACAAATATACTTTATTAGATTACTTACAAAAATGTGAAAAAGGATTTGATAAGTTGGAAATATATCCTGACTTTGTTGAATTGTCGCTACATTTGGCGAACTTACAATCTATTGTTAAAGAAAATACATTATTACTGACTAATAAAAAATTTGAGTCGTGTGATGATGAAATCCTTGTTAAAGAACTTATTTCAAAAAAACCAAGACAATTATCAAATGATGAAGAAAGTGAGTTAGATAAGACTCTTACATTTTCAGGTGGAAAATTATTTGATGCGTTTAATATTGCAAAATCAATATGGAATTTAGCCTATGATAGTACAGACATTTTTCTTAAAAAAAACAAAAAAGGATTAATCTCTGGTATGGGTTATATGTTTTATTTTGATAAAGAAAATGAAAAATTAATGGTTTGGGAATATGAAATAAAAAAACCAAAAGGGGATACTCATAATAATAAAACTTATATTAATTTAATTTACGATAATACTTTGAATGGGATGACACTAACTAGTGTTATCAATACTTTCACAAAATGGAATCATACAGATTCTTATAAAGACCTTCCAATATTTGAGATGAAATGTTCTCAAAAACTACCAATGGAACAAACCATGATTCCAATCATGAAAAGAAAACTAATGGCATACATTTTTCAAATTGTTAACCTTGAAAAGATGAATTCCTTTGACTCTGAAAAATAAGTTTCTTATAATTACTTATGGGATTTAATAAACGATGGGTTACTCTTGAAGGAAGTATTAATGCTTTAAACAATGGTAGGCTAAAACAATATTATGGTAAGAGTGATGCTTTAATCTTTGAAGATAAGATGGGTGATTTTATTCATAAGTTATATTGTAAAGGTAAGTCAGATAAAGAAATTCTTATAATTATTAACAATAAAAAACACGGAGGAAACAATGAAGTGCATTAAATTAATTAGACAAACAAAAGGTAGAGAATTAGGGGAAGTTATGAGAACTACCGACTATGACGCTGGAATTAGAGTAAAAGGTGGTAACTGGGCTTACACACCAAAATCAGATTGGAAAGAATACAGAGGTAAAGTTAAAAAGACCGACCAAGTAACCGACCAAGTAACCGACCAAGTACCGACTAAGAGAGGAAAACGAAGTGATAACCAATAATCATTATGTGTATATCTAAGAAAACATATTATATTGGTAGTGGTTGTAGTCAAACTGTGATTAGAGTATTTGATTATTCTATTTTATTTAGTACTTCACCATCAGGATGGTCTATTAGATTTAATAATGGGTTTGGAATTAATGTGACCACAAAACCATTGTTTTCTGTTAGAAATGGCCATAAAAAGTCTCTTAAATTGGGGAAATATTACATAGTGAAATTATGAGTAAAAATAAAGAAATGGTTAACCACCCAGAACATTACGGTGGTCAGGATAATCCATATGAAGTTGTAAAAGTTTGCGAGGCTTGGGGGCTTGATAAAGATGCTTACATCTTCAATGTTGTTAAGTATGTTGCGAGAGCGGGTAAAAAAGACTCGGATAAAGAACTCCAAGATTTAAAGAAAGCTTTATGGTATTTGGAGAGAAAAATTAAAAACTTAGAAAAATGATTTATTGGTTAACAGGACAACCTGGTGCAGGTAAGACAACATTGGCAAAATCAATTATGGAGTTAAGGTACTTCAATAATTGGTACCATATTGATGGTGATGATATTAGAGAATTATTTGATAATAAAGATTATTCAAAAGAAGGACGAATGAAGAATATACAATTAGCTCAACATTTGGCTCAATATCTTCACTCCAAAGGACAAAATGTTTTAGTATCATTAGTGTCTCCTTACAAAGGACAAAGAGATGCATTCAAAGAGAAACTTGAAAATGCAATAAAAGAAGTTTATGTTTATACTTCAGAGGTAAGAGGTAGGGAACAATTCTTTGTTCAAGACTATGAACCACCAACAGAAAATTACATTGACATGTGCACCGACAACATCACTGTTGCCGAATGTGTTGAAAAAATATTTAAAAAATAATATGGAAAAGATACACATAGAAGGAGACCCAAAATTAAAAAATAACCCTGGTAAACAATTCTCAATGTTTATTGGAAGATGGCAACCATGGCACGATGGGCACAGATGGTTGATAGACCAAAGACTTGAACAAGGTAAGAATGTTTTAATCTGTGTTAGAGACATAGAACCTAACGAACAGAACCCATTCACAGCACAAGAAGTTTATGAAAATATCCTTATCAAGTTATATGATTTAATTATTGAGGGAAGAGTTAAGGTTATGGTAATCCCTGATGTTGAATCGGTAAATTTTGGAAGAGGAGTTGGTTACGATATAATAGAGCATTTACCACCTCAAGAAGTGAGTGATATCTCAGCCACCAAAATAAGAGAACAATTAAAACAAGAAGGTAAATTATAATGTTAGAAACAAAAAGAATTATTCAAGGAGATTGTATTGTTGAGATGGCTAAACTTCCTGAGTCAACTATTGATTTAATTGTAACCTCTCCACCATATAATGTTGGTATTGATTATGATAGTCATGACGATAGAATGATGATGGATGAGTATTGGGAATTTACAGAACAATGGTTGACACAGGCATATCGGTTAATAAAAGATGATGGTAGAGTTGCAATAAACATACCTTATGAAGTAAATGTACAAGATAGAGGTGGTAGAGTATTATTTATGTCTGAATTTTGGGCGGTGATGAAGAAAGTTGGATTTAAATTCTATGGGCTTGTAGACCTTGATGAGAACTCACCACACAGAAGTAAAACCACAGCTTGGGGTTCATGGATGTCACCAAGTAGTCCATACATTTATAATCCAAAAGAGTGTGTAGTATTGGCCTATAAGAAAGACCGTATTAAAAAGGTTAAGGGTGAATCACAATGGAAAGGAGAATTGGTTGATTTAGAACAAGAGGATGGTACTATTAAACAAAAGATGATGTATCAAGATGAGGATAAGAAAGAGTTTATGAGTTTAGTATATGGACAATGGGAATATTTTGCAGATACTAAACAACAAACCAAAGCGACATTCTCAATGGATATACCATTAAAGGCAATCAAAATATTAACATATAGGAATGATATTGTTTTGGACCCATTCACAGGTAGTGGTACTAGTTTAGTTGCTGCTGAAGTAAGTGGAAGACGATGGATAGGGATTGAATTAAGTGAGAATTATACCAAAGTGGCCACTGATAGAGTTCAACACTTTATAGATAAAAACAAACAAATAGAATTAGATTTATAATAAAAGGGTCATTGACCCTTTTTTTTGTTTCTACGAATATTTATTAATAAAAGATTAAATGAGTGAAATTATAATTACTGAACACCAATTAAAATTAATTAAAGAATCCATCATTAAAGATAAAAATGGTGAGAAAACAATTAATGAGGCGTGGTATAACAATGTGATGGATATTGTCGGTATCATAGACCCAACACCAATCACCGATTCAATCAATGCTATTTCTTATTTTATACAAGGAGATACCCTTTTTGGTGTCTTAAGTTTAGTAGCTGCGGTTCCATTTTTTGTTGGTGACATTGTCGCTAAGCCTGTTATGGGAGCAATGAAAATTGGCTCCAAAGCAACAAAAGAATTAGAAGCGGCAATAAAACTATCTAAAACTAATCCTGCAAAAGCAACTGAAATGATTTCAAGTCTTGCTAAAGACCCAGGACCTGTTGGTAAATTCTTACAAAGTGCTGGTGGTACTGGTGGATGGGCAGAAAAAGTTAATAGTTTTTTAAAAGAACTTCCTGTGGGACCATTCAAAGGTATGAAGAACACTATTATGGATTATTTCACTTTATTGGGTAGAGCGGGTACTAAAAGTAAAGGTGTTAGTGGTTTGGCAAAATCATTAGAAGCCGACATGAAGTTAGGTAAAGCTAAAATTCATGATATTCAGGCACTTAAAGATTTGATGAAAGATAGTAAAGTATTTGATGTTGCGGCACTATCTAAACCTGGATTTTTGAGTCAAACATTCTTCGGAGGAATTCCAAGAGTGTTCCGAAGCCCTGAAGGTAGAAGATTAAAGATTATGATGCAGCAAACCAAATGGTGGTTAGGGTTCTTGGATTATATTGGTATTGGAAATTGGGTAGGAGCGGAAGAAGTTATTAAAAAATTAGGTAGTGAAAATGAAATGATTAAGTCAATGGAAGATTATCAGAAAACTCCCGAATCTAAAGAATATTTTAATCAATCGTTTAAAGAAGGAAACTCACCAGTAGACCCTATCAAAAATACCGCAGATGATATATCACAGAGTGTGTCAAGTGACAATGTCACAGGTGACCCATTCGCTAAATTCTTAAGAGGTTTATTCACGGGACAAGTAAATCCAATCCCTGGAATGTAAATTAATACAAATTAAAAAATAAAATGGCAAAAAGAATTATAAGATTAACAGAATCAGATTTAACTAAATTAGTTAGAAGAGTTATTAAAGAACAAAATCAACTAAGTAGTCAAGAAGTGTTTGAATTACAAACGGCTCTTAATGATTATTTTAAAATGAAAAAAGTTGGGGTGAATGGTAAATTATTCCAAATACCTGTGGATGAAAAATGGGGACCAACTACGGTTAACGCTCTTAAAAAATTCCAAGAAAAAGAGAATATTAACCCTGACGGAATTCCAGGACCTGACACATATACAGCATTACATAAATTAGGATTGGACCAAGACATTATTGATAAAGCTGTTGCTTGGATAAGTAAATTATTTTAATTTATGAAAAGAATTATATCAGAATCAGGGTTGAGAAATATCAACGCCTTAAAGAAAAGATATCAAAAAGCTGAGATTTATTTTCACCAAGACCTTGATGGGGTAACAACAGCGATTGCGATGAAAAAATACCTTGAAGACAACGGTATTGATGTTGTTGGTGCCCATATTATACAATATGGTGATAAGGAGTTCTCGGTTAAAAAGAATGACGCTCAAGGGGATACAATGCCTGTTCTAGTAGATTTTGCTCATGGTAAACCAATGTTTGTGATTCACACAGACCATCACGATAAACAAGTTGGTGTTGAAAAGGGTACCTCCAAACAATTTAGAGGGGCTCGTTCAAATGTTGAGACTATTTCTCAAGTAGTTTCACCAACAGATTTATTCCCATCATCTGATATATTATTGATTAATACCGTGGATTCTGCGGATTATGCAAAACATGATATTACACCAAAAGAAGTGGTTAATTATATCTACAGAATAGATAAAGACTCTTCATTACAAAAGAATAAAATGTTATTAGGTTTAGTAATAAACAAATTACTTTTAGCTTTTAAAAACAAACCAGGATTTTTAGAAGGATTGGTTATGGATTCTGAACCTTCTTTATTGTCTATACTAAATAACATTAGAGCTTGGATGACAAAAACAAATGCCGCCAAACCTGAAGACTTACAAAAAAATGCACAAGATTATGCAGACAAAATGGCAGACTATCCAACAGTGTCTGATAACATTATTTTTCAATACGGTGGGGGTAGTATGTTTAAGCCTGGGTCTTACGACAGATATACACCATTCAGAAATAATCCTGAGGCGGATTTTCTTATCATGGCTTGGCCGATGGGTCTTGTTCAAGCATCTTGTAATCCGTTTAAAAAAGAAAGAGAACTTAAAGGGGTTAATCTTGGGGAGATAGCTCAAGAAGTTTTGGTTAGATGGGAATCTCAATTAAAGGATAGGAAAATTCCTTTGTCAACTATGAAATGGGTTAGTGAAACAAGTGCTGGACCTGAAAGTGTTGGTTTTACTTTTAAAGACTTTGACGCTCTTTACGGTGGAAAATTTGTATTCATGGACGGTGGAGAAGAAGCCTTAGGAAAAATTGAAAGAATGATGGAAAAACCATTCAATGAATTATCTGAACAAGAACTTGAATTGATGGATAAAATTGGTATTAATGCTTGGGATTTAATTCAGTCTAATTCTGGTGGTCACAAATGTATTACCAATATCTCAGGACTTAATTATTTAGGTAGAGGTAAAAGACCACCACAAGGTAAGTATAAGTATGATTCTGAGAAAGATGATTCACCATCAGTTAAGTTTACAAAAATGATTGCTACTGAATTTCAAAAAGTATTAAAGAAAAAAATTGAGGAGTCTAAAAATTCTTCGGAGGATTAAGATAAGTCGTAAGTGATACTATCACCCGGTTGAATGTTGAGGATTTCACAAGAACCACCCTCAAGTTCTAATACAATATTACCGTTTCCACAATAGGAAGGACAATCAAATTCATTATTACATGGAGGACAATCGTGATGTATATTTACAATCACATTGTTCTTTATAATGATTATGTCTAATGGAATTACACAACCCTTCATCCAAAAACATTGTTTCTTACCATCCATTAAGAATAACAATCCATTAAAAGTTCCATCAAATGCTTTACCCATCATCCCAATTGATTGGGATTCTCTATCAATTAATGTTTTTACATTAAAACTGTTATCGTTAATTCTTACCTTCATATCAAATAAATACTTTAGAAAACATAATAGTATTTGAATTTTTATTTGACATTTCAATAATATTATTGTATTTTTAAAAAAAAGGACATATTTATATGTTCATGTCCGAAAGGACAAACACCCCAGAAAATGTTTCGCGGTTAAAAAAAGATTTGACAGTTCAAAAAAACTTTCCTATCTTTGTGAAACAAATCCCGCAAGTGTGAGTTTGAGAAAACCCTTGTAGCTTGTGGGATTTTTTATCTGAAGTTCTTTAAAATAATGATATATCGCGAGGGGGAGGTAAGGTATCTCACTGGTCTCATAAGCCAGTCCAAGTCGGTTCGTTTCCGGCCCTACGCAACTAACAACAAACATCGTGGGATAGAGCAGTTGGCAGCTCGTGTGGCTCATAACCATAAGGTCGGAGGTTCGAGTCCTTCTCCCGCTACTAATTAAAAAAAAGTTTTAAAAAGTGTTTGATTAATTGAAAAGTTATTCATATCTTTGTAAAACAATTGGAGATAACCCCAAGACCATGAAAGAGGGTGTGTTATAAAATATGGTTTTTGACTTTGGTCATTAAAAAAATAAACACAAAATTTCTAAAAAAAGATTTGACAGTTCAAAAAAACTTTCTTATCTTTGTAAACCAAACGGGTAACACTATTTGGTCTTTAACAATCACCGAAATCAAATCTCACTATCGGTAGTAACAGAGTAAGATTGTTAGAAAAAAGTTTTATAAAAATTTGACAGTGTCAAAACTTTCATCTACCTTTGTAAAACAATTGAAATGAAGGAAGGGTTAAAATCCCACTTCGGTAAGGTTGACCTTTCCTTCATTAATATGAATTACGTTCTTTGAAAATATTATTATCCATTTAGATGTTGATATCAAGACCTTCGGGTTGACATTGAGACTAATTTAATAAACGATAATCGGCTGTATATGGTCGTCAAATAAACCTCGAAAGGGGGATAAAGTGAACCTGTTGTGTTAACAGGATTGCGGTTTCAGAAATGGAACTCGAGTATACAAGTGACATATCATCCGACCTTGAGTATTGAGGGCGACGCTTTAGGGAAAGTGGTTGGATGGTTTGGGAATGTGGGTTCCTGAACTGAGTTTGGAAAAACAATAAGAATAAGTCACAGGGGTCAAGCAAAAAATGTTGTTCCAACAATATTATTGCGGACTCCAATATTAGAGGGGACTTAAAACCGAAAGGTAAGTTAGAGAACGAGTGGTGTCGCTACTAACCTTACAAAACATCTACCAAGGTGTTCGTTTGAAGTAATCTTAAAATATGGAGATAGGGATATCTCACCGAGT